AAACCCCGACCGTATTGGGCTGCGTCTTGCGGTCTGTACGGGTTCGGGGGTGGTGCCGGTGGTGGTACTTCTGTGACCTCATGTGGCACACTTCGTGTGAGGTGTCACGCTGGTGGCCTACTGGCGACCCCTCGATTGGGAGGCGATCGCGGTGCCGCGTGCTGGTCGGCGTTGCTCGGATCGTCACTGCGACAACTTGGTGCCGTGCGCGGAGCATGGCCGGAAGCCGTGGGAGTCGTCGGACCGGCGGTCTCATCTGCCGGGCAACTGGTCGTCGATCGTCGCTGCGATCCTCGAACGCGATCCGGTGTGCACGCTGGCGTACCGCGGTGAGTGGATGACGTCGCGGGGGCCGGCGTCGTGCACGGGTGTGTCGACGGAGGTCGACCACATCGGCGACCGGGATGACCACTCGCCGGTGAATCTGCGCGGGGTGTGTGCCTCGTGCCATCGACTGCGCACTCAGCGGCAGTCGGCAGCGGCTCGTCGTCGAGCCCGCTCCTGATCTACCGAAAGGCCACGGGGCGCGCATGTGGCCGTGATCGTGCCGGACGTTCGGGCCGGTGACGCGCACGTCTTCGCGCGGCGCACTGTGGGTGGGAGTCTCCGGTGCGCCGCGCGTTGCACTCCCCTTCAGCCCGTCAAGGGCGCCACCGCACACCCGTCAAGGGAGACCGCCATGCCCGGACCACCGCCGAAGCACCCCTCGGTGCGTCAGCGCCGCAACGACGTGAAGAAGGACTTCCGGGTCCTGACTGGTCGTGAGGGCGAGGCGCCGCCGTGGCCGCTCCGTCCCGATGTGCAGCAGACGGCGACGCTCGAGCTGATGCAGGACCGGGTCGCCCGGTTGCAGGTCGAGATCGAGGAGACGACCGACGGGCGGAAGCGCGGTCGGCTGAAGCGCGAGCTCGACAAGCTCGAGCCTGCCGCGCTGATCCTGAAGCTGCAGATCGAGCAGGCTGTGGACGAGGAGAAGGAGCTCTGGACGGAGCTCTGGTCGTTCCCGCAGGCGCAACTGTGGGAGGAGAACCGGTCTCACCGCGAGGTCGCGCAGTACGTGCGCTGGAAGGTCCGCGCGGAGCAGGGTGACCTGGCCGCCGGCAAGGAAGCGCGGATGCTGTCCGACCGGCTGGGGCTCAACGACCTGGCGCTGCTGCGGTTGCGCGCCGAGGTCGAGCACGTGGACAAGGCGGAGGACGAGGGCGAGCGGCGTCGCGAGCGCAAGGCGCCGGCGAAGTCGCAGGGGAAGAAGAAGCCGGACGACCCGCGGGGATTCCTGTCCGCTGTGAACTGAGGCTCCCGTGGCGAGCCTCATCGTTCCGGCGCTGGACGAGGTCCCGTTCCCGACGCTCGGCGGTCTGATCTGCGACTTCATCGAGGCGACGTGGACATTCGGTCCGGGTCCGCTGCAGGGTCAGCCGGCGGTCATCTCGAACGAGAAGCGGGCGATCATCTACCGCGCCTACGAGGTGTTCCCGCAGGGGACGATCGACTCGCAGGGCAGCAACATCGGCGGGCGTCGGCGGTTCAAGCGGGTCGGTTGGTCGGTCCGTAAGGGTCTAGCGAAGACCGAGCTCCTGGCGTGGATCGCGCTGACGGAGCTCCACCCGGAGGCGCCGATCCGGTGTGATGGGTTCGACGCTGACGGTGACCCGGTCGGTCGGCCGGTGCTGGCGCCGTACATCCCGATGCTGGCCTACTCGAAGGAGCAGGTCGAGGAGCTCGGTTACGGCGCGGCGATGGCGATCGCTGGTGACTCGCCGGACGCGGACCTGTTCGACATCACGAAGGACCGCATCGCGCGGCTCGATGAGCGTGGCCGCGAGGCTGGGAAGCTGGTCCCGCTGGCGGGATCGCCGAACGCTCGTGACGGTGCGCGTACCACGTTCCAGGCGTTCGACGAGCCGCACCGGCTCTATACGCCGCGGTTGCATGAGGCGCACTCGACGATGTCGGCGAACCTGCCGAAGCGGCCGGACGCTGACGCGTGGTCGCTGTACGTCGGTACGGCGGGCGATCTCGGGCAGGGGTCGATCCAGGAGGATCTGCACCACGAGGCCGAGCAGATCGGTCAGGGCAAGATCAAGGACCCGCGGATCTTCTACTTCCACCGGGACGCCGGCGCGTGTCACCGAGGGAACGAGAAGGGCGCGACGGGGCACGACCTGTCGACGAAGGCGGGCCGGATCGCGGCGATCCGTGAGGCGACCGGGCCGGACGGGGAGTACGGGCCGGGCCAGTTCGAGGACATCGCCGAGCAGTGGACGCGCCCGCGTGCCGATCTCGGCTACCTCGAGCGCGTGTGGCTGAACCTGTGGGTGCAGGGCGACCGGCAGGCGTTCGATCCGCAGCGTGTGCGGCAGCTCGTGCGCGAGGGCGAGACGATCCCGCACGGCTCGTGGGTGACGGCCGGGTTCGACGGTGCGCGGTTCCGTGACTCGACGGCGATCGTCATCACCGACATCGCGTCGGGGCTGCAGCAGGTTCACGCGATCTGGGAGCGGCCGGCGGACCTGCCCGAAGACGAGCCGTGGGAGGTCGACCCGCTCGAGGTCGATGCCGCGGTCGACGAGCTGTTCTTCAACTACGACGTGTTCCGGTGGAACGGTGACCCGCCGCACTGGTTGGAGTCGCACGCGACGTGGGCGGGCAAGTACCCGCAGGTCGAGGAGTGGTTCACGCAGCGGACGCGGGCGATGGCGTTCGCGATCCGGAACTACCAGGAGGCGATCCGCACCGGCGCGGTCGGCTACGCGGACCTGCAGACGCTCGCGGTCGGGTCGAAGACGGACCAGGAGACGCTGGGCGAGACGCTCGTCCGGCACATCTCGGCGGCTGGTCGGAGGCCGGTGAACATCTTCGTCGACACGGGCGACGAGGGCGAGGACGAGAACGCAGAGCAGACCGACAAGGGTCGGCGGCTGTTCGTCCTCGAGAAGCTGCACGAGACCCGGAAGTTCGACGCGTGCATGGCCGCGATCCTCTCGTGGGAGGCGCGATTGGCGGCGCTGCAGGAGATGGCCGAGCACACGAAGAAGACGAGCGGCGGCGGCTTCGGCCGCATCTACTGACCCGGGAGGGGGTGGCGAGGTGCTCGAAGGCGCCGACATCCCTCGCTCTCCGGCGTGGTGGTTCAAGATCCTGGCCGGGCAGTTGCAAGACCGGAGGCACGGTCGCTCTGGCCCGAAGAAGTGGACGCGGGCGCTGGTTCAGTCGACCCGTGTGCGACCCGGGCTGGACCTGCTCCACGACCACCTCGCCGGCGACCCGCCACTGCAGGGTTGCGCGGAGGGCTGGAAGGACGGCTTCCGTGAGGTTGTCCGTCTCGGCCGGCTGAACGTCGCAGCTCTGGCGGTGGAGTCGAAGCTGAACCGGATGGACCTCCGGGACTTCCGCACCGCAGCAGCGAACGACGAGCTCGGTGATGCGAAGGCGCGCGAGATCATGCTCGCGAACGACCTGCCTGTGAAGGCGGCCGACGTGCACACGGGCACCTTGTCGCTGGCGGACGGCTACGCGATGGTGACGCCGCAGGGCGAGAAGATTCCGATCATCACGGCGGAGGACGCTCGCGAGTGCATCACCGCGGACGACCCCCTGACTGGGAAGACCCTCGCCGGCCTGAAGCTCTACCGCGACGAGTGGGACTCGGCAGACTTCGGACACCTGTTCATCCGCGAGGACGACGGCAGCGTGTCGCACCACGTCGCGATCAAGCGCGGCGGATCGGCGATCACGACGTCCCGGTTCTACTTGAGCAAGGCGTGGGAGTGGGACCGCGACCCCGAGAAGGTGCCGAAGGACCGGATGCCGCTGCACCACTTCCGGAACCGCGGCGGTGTCGGCGAGTTCGAGCGACACCTCGACACGCTCGACCGGATCAACGACCAGATCCTCAACAAGCTGGTCATCGCGAAGATCCAGGCGTTCCGGCAGCGGGCGATCAAGGGCCTCCCGGAGACGCAGAAGAAGCTCGTCGACGGGAAGATGACCGAGGTCGCGATCGACTACTCCGACGCGTTCCTCGCGGGTCCGGGTGAGCTCTGGCGCATCCCCGAGAACGCGGACTTCTGGGAGTCCGCGGTCACGGACATGACGCCGCTCCTGAACTCGATCAAGCACGACCTGATCCACTTCGCCGCGGTCACGTCGACGTCGCTGAACATCGTCACCCCGGACGCGGCCGCTGGCTCGGCTGAGGGTGCGGCGCTGATGCGTGAGCAGCAGACGTTCGCGGTGAAGGCGTGCATCCGGCACGTTGACCGCGAGTGGGCGGCCGTGATGGCTGACTGCTTCGCGTTCATGGGCGACAAGGAGCGGTCGCAGGTCGAGCAGATCGAGCCGATCTGGGACCCGATCGAGCGGTTCTCGCTGGCCGAGCGTGCGGACGCGGCGTCGAAGGCTGCGACGTCGTTGCCGCGTGAGGCGATCCAGCGCGACATCTGGCAGTACGCGCCGGCCGAGATCCCGAACCTGCGAATCCTCGAGGGACGCGACTTCCTGACCAACGGTGGCGGACAGCCGCAGCCTCCGGCGCCCGCAGGCGGGACCGGCGCGGGCGCGCAGCAGCCGGCCCTCTTCGAGATGACGACCGATGGCGCTGACACAGGCGCAGCTGGCTGAGCTCATCGCGTGGGTGAACGCCTACGCGGCGAGGACGGACCAGCTCTCCCGGGATACGGCCACGGCAGTGCTCGCGGTGTACGCCGGCGAGAACTTCTGGTCGGCCGCGTCCGCCTCGGCCGTGGCCGAGCAGGCGGCGGATCTGTCGAACACGGCGAACCTGTTCGCAGCTGGGCTCGCGTCGCAGTACCTCGGGCACGTCCTCTCGTCCACGGTCGGCAGCGTCGTCGCTATCCCGAACCTGCCGCTCCCCCCGATCCGTAACGGCGTCGCTCTCGAGGACGTCTTCGACCGTCCGATGAAGCTGTTCCGGCGCAAGGTGTCCGAGGGGATGGAGCCGGCGGCCGCGTTCGACATGGCGATGCGGCTCGCGGCGGCGTTGGTCGACGGGAACATCCGGCTCGCGAAGCGAGACGAGACGGCGCAGATCCTCAGCCGCCTCCCGGCCGAGCTCGGCGTGACGGGCTACCGCCGCGTCGTGCACCCGGAGCTCTCGGAGACCGGTTCGTGCGGTCTGTGCATCGTCGCCTCCGACGTGGTCTACCACAAGGCGCAGTTGATGCCGCTGCACGGCCACTGCAAGTGCGAGGTCGTCCCGATCATCGGCGACGTCGACCCGGGCAACTCGCTGAACAACCTCGAGCTCGGGCACTTCTACAGCGCCGCCGGTAGCACCGATGGCCGCGCGCTGAAGGAGACCCGCGTGCAGGTCAACGAGCACGGCGAGTGGGGCCCGGTCCTCACCCGTGCAGACCAGCACTTCACCGGCCCGGACGAGCTCGCTCCGGCCGCCTGATCTCACACGCACCCGCGTGTGCGCGCTCGACCGCCAAGGGCGGGCGCTCCATCCCGGCCCTCCGACAAGGAGACACCATGCAGAACCCGTTCACTCTCCCCGTCCACCCCACCCTGGTGCACCCTCGTACCGGTGAGCCGCTGCGCGCCGTTGGCGTGCTCGACTCCGGCCGCGTCGTGTGGCCGATCATGGGTGGCGACGGGACCGAGGACGACGCCAACGACACCGGCGGCGACCAGGGCGGCACCGACAAGGGAGCCGACAAGGGCGGCGCCGGCGACACTGGCGACAAGGGGTTCCCCGCCAACACCCCGGTCGTCGAGATGACGGCCGAGCAGCAGGCGGCGTACTACAAGCACCAGGCGACGAAGCACGAGACCCGCAACAAGGAGCTCCTGCAGATCACCGGCGGCAAGTACGGCGACGACCTGAAGGCCGACCTCACTGAGCTCGGCGAGTTGCGTCAAGCGAAGATGACCGACGGTGAGAAGGCCGTCGACGAGGCGAAGAGGTCGGCTCGCACGGAGACGATCCGTGAGGTCGGCGCCGACGCCGCTCGCGCCGCGCTCGAGTTCGCGCTCGGGCACGACGACGAGAACAACGACCAGAGCGCGCTGATCGACACCCTCGATCTGTCGAAGCTCCTCACCGACGACGGGAAGGTGGACCGCGCCAAGGTCCGCAAGCTCGTCTCCACGATCGCGCCCTCCGGCAAGGGTCAGGGCGACCAGCGGCACGACTTCGGCGGCGGCAGCCGTGGGGGCAAGACCTCCACCGGCGTCTCGTCCGGTCGGAGCCGCTACCAGGAGCGCCACGGCAAGAAGTCCGACAAGGACGCCTGAGCGCACCCAGCACCACCGTCCGTACCGACTGACCCCGAAGGAGTCACCTCATGGACCTCTCCGTCCGCAAGGACACGTTCGGGCAGGACGACCAGAGCTGGATCGGTGCCTCTCACGGCATCGACCTGGCGCGGTCGATCACGCTCGACACGTCCGCCTTCACCGCCGGGACGCACTACCCCGACGGCTACATCCTGTCGGGCACACCGCTCGGCGAGATCACCGCCACGGGTCTCTACGGCCCCTACGACAACGCCGCGGCCGACGGCCGGGAGGTCCTCGCGGGCTTCCTGCTCACGCCGACCAAGCCGGGCGCTGTCTCCACCACCGACGTCGGGGGCGCGCTCTACGAGCACGGCCGCGTCGTCGAGGACAACCTGCCCATCGCCATCGACGCCGCCGGCAAGGCCGACGTCGCCGGCCGGATCACCTTCGAGTGAGAAAGGAGAGCTGACTGATGTTCCTGAACACCGACTACATCGAGCCCTCCGAGCTGACCGGCTACGCCCGGGAGGCGCTCGCTGACCTCGCGGTCAACGAGTTCACCCTGTCGTCCTTCCTGCCCGACCAGGACCAGGACGACATCGACTACCGCTTCACGCAGGGTGGCGAGGGTCTGGCCGAGGCCGCGACCTTCCGCAACTTCGACACCCCGTCGCGGTTCGGTGGTCGTCCCGGCGCCACGCGGGTCAGCGGCTCGCTGCCCCCGATCTCCCGCCAGATCAAGCTGGGCGAGTACGACCGCCTCAAGCTGCGTCAGGCAGACGACGCGATCGTGGACGCGATCTTCGACGACGCGACCCGCATGGTGCGCGCCGTCGCGGCCCGCATGGAGCTCGCCCGCGGCGAGGCTCTCGTCACCGGCAAGGTCGTCATCGCCGAGGGCGGCGTCGTGGCGACGGCCGACTACGGCCGCAACGCCGGGAACACCGTCACGGCCGGCACCGCGTGGACCGACCTGGTCAACTCGACGCCGCTGACCAACATGATCGCGTGGGCTGACACCTACGAGGTCAACAGCGGCGGCAAGCGTCCCGAGGTCGCTCTGACCGCGAAGAAGAACCTCCGCCTGCTCACCAGGAACAAGGAGATCATCGACGCGATCAAGGGCTCGGCCGCTGGTGCCACCCGGGTCTCGCTGAGCGAGCTGAACGACCTGCTCGAGTCCGAGGGTCTGCCGATGGTCGAGACCTACGACGCGCAGGTGTCGGTCAACAAGGTCGCCACCCGCGTGATCGCGGACGACAAGTTCCTCTTCCTGCCGCGTCGCGGCGAGGGGAACCAGCTCGGCGCGACCCTCTGGGGCACCACCTCGGAGTCGCTCGAGCCGGAGTACGGGCTCGCCGAGGGTGAGCGCCCCGGCATCGTCGCGGGCGTCTACAAGCAGCCCAACCCCGTCGCCCACTTCACGAACGCCGCTGGCCTCGGCCTGCCGGTGCTCGTGAACCCCGACCTCACCTTCGCGGCCGACGTCGCCGCCTGATGAGGTCTCCCGCGTCCCCGGTGTGACCCACCGGGGACGCGGTCCCGGCACAACCATCCCGGAGGAGAAGTAGATGTCAGGCAGCAAGGCGGCGAGGGAGCTCGCCGTGAACACGACCGTCGGGGGCGACACGTTCCCCGCCGGAACCAAGGTGGGCGACGTCGTCAACGGCGTGAAGTTCACCGCCGAGATCGCGAAGTCGGTCACCAACCCGAAGGCGTGGGGCGGCGACGTCCCGGCCGAGGACGACGCGACCGACACCAAGTCCGAGGCCGCGGCCGAGTCGCCGTGGGCGAAGGTCGCCAAGAAGGACCTGCTCGCCGAGGTCGAGAAGCGCAACGCCGAGCGCGAGGACGACGCGAAGATCGCGCCGGCCAGCGACAAGGTCGACGACCTGCGTGCCGCTCTCGACGCTGACGACGCTGCCGCTGCAGACGGCGACGGCGACGACGACGGCGACGTCACCGAGTAGTACCCGGATCGAGCAGGGAGGCCAGGGATGATCGCGTTCATTACGGCTGAAGAGCTGGCCTCCTTGCTCGAGACCACTGTCACGGCGGGGCTGACGTTGATCGTCGACCTCGTGAACGAGACGGTGGAGGAGGCGTGGCAGAACCCGACCGAGCAGATCCCCGCGCGCGTGAAGGCGGTCGCGCTGACGGTGGGTGCGCGCGCGGCCGCGAACCCGAAGGGGCTGACCTCGTGGACCCGCTCGTGGGATGACGTGTCCCGCACCGAGCGGATGGAGGGCGGCAGCCGCAGGCTCGGCGTCTACCTGACGGACGACGAGCTCGCCGAGCTCAACGGCGCACCGGACAAGCCGACCAACGTCGGGTCGATCCGTCTGCGGATTGCGACGCCGCCGTGCTGATCTCGCCGGCTGAGGTCGCGCAGGACCGGGCGATGGCCGAAAGCGAGATGATCGACCGGTGCCGGATCACCCGCGCCGCTGACACACGGGGCGCCTTCAACGAGGCGACCGGCCAGTACGACACCCCCGCGCCCGTCGTGGTGTACGAGGGGCGGTGCCGCGTGCAGGTGCGCGCGGACATCAACTCGAACGCGGTCGAGGCTGCCGTGGGCGACCACGAGTGGACCTACCGGACCGCGACGCTTGAACTTCCGGTCGCCGCTGGCAACGACGCGACTGGGCGGCCCGATGTGGGTGACCCGTCGCAGGTCGTGCCGGACTGCGTGACCGAGCTCCTCGAGTCCCCGCTCGACCCGTCCCGTGTTGGTCGCCGTCTCGTGGTGACCGCGGAGACGAAGAACAAGACCCTGGCGAGCTGCCGGAAGTTCGCGACGCGCGAGCTTCTGTCCTGACCGGAGGAGGTGCGGCATGGCCCGTTCTCGTGGCGGCGGCATCAGGTACGAGATGGACAGCTCGGACCTCACGCGGCTCATCATCGACCTGTCCGAAGCGCCTCTGCGTGCACAGCTGCGCACCCGGAAGACGATGCAGCGCCAGGTGGGTCCGAAGCTCCGGGCGGAGATGGCGGTCGACGCGGCCGGCCACCTCGGTAACTGGTTCGGCATCCCCGGCACGTCCTACGTGACGCCGCTCCCTCCGCACGTGTCGTTCGAGATGATCGGCACGTTCGAGGTCGAGGCGGGCATCGAGGCGAAGGGCGCGGGCAAGCTCGGCGGCATCATCGCGAAGGGCAGCGTGAACAACGCGCCGGCCTACGACTACCGGGCCGGTCTGCGGCGGACGCTTCCGTTCGCGGAGAAGTGGCTTGCGGAGACCGCGCAGGAGTCGGTGCTCGGTGACGACGGCCGGGGTCGTCGGTGAACGAGGTCGACGCCGCCATCCTGGCGCGGGTCGGCGACCCGGTGGCGGGCAAGGACGACACCTACTTCCGTGACTCGGTGGGCGTGACGGTGTACGACGGCTGGTTCAAGGCCCCGCCGCCGTCGGGTGGCGTGGTGCCTGAGTATCCGCTCCCCTACGCGAACTTCATGTCGTCGTTCGGTGACGACGACGCGCCGCGGTTGGACGGCGGCTACGGGCAGCGGGAGGAGTTCTTCCGCTTCTACATCGTCGGCCTGACCCGCCAGCAGACGAAGTGGGCGATCGCCCGGATCCGTGCACGCATGGCCCGGTTCCGGCCGGTCGTGCCCGGGATGCGCCTCACACCGGTCCGACTGTCCGAGGCGCCGCTCATCACACGTGACGACGACGCGCTCCGGCCCGACGGGCAGGGGTTCCTGTTCTACGCCGTGGACTCCTACACGGTCCGCATGTCGGTGTCCCGCACCGACCCGCTCGCCTGACGCGAGCCCCACGATCGGCGCCCGCCGGGCGTCTTCGCCCGGACTGTCCCGGTCCGGTGCCGAACCTCCACCCCTGCACAGGAGCAACCGCATGACCGAGTTCGTGCGCGTGCGCCTCGAGAACGGCAGCGAGGCTTCGGTCTCAGCGGCGTTCGCGAAGTCGCAGCGCCTCAAGACCGTCGACAAGCCCGCCGCCCGCAACGGCGTGGCCCTCCCGGCGAAGTACGACCCGCTCACCAAGCCCGCCGCCGCCGAGTCGCGGTGGGCCAAGACCGGCAAGGACGAGCTCCTGACGGAGATCGACTCGCGCAACTCCGTCCGCGACCCGGAGGGCGAGAGCTACATCAAGCCGGCATCCGAGAAGGTCGCCGACCTCCGTGCGGCTCTCGACGCCGACGACGCCAACATCGCCGCCGCCGGCGGCAACACCAGCGAGGAGAACTGACATGCCGCTCACCACCGTCTACCCCGAGTCGACGCCGTCTCTCGGCGCGATCAAGGTCGCCGCCGCCGTCGCGGTCGCCGACCTCACCGCCCCGAAGCTCGCGACCGAGATCGAGGCGGCCTCGTCCGTCGACCTCTCATGCGCGCTCATGGCCGAGGGCTGGACGCCGTCGACCACGCAGGGCAAGGCCACGCGCAAGCGTCGCCTGTGCTCGCGTTCCGACGTCGAGCAGCTGAACCCGGCGATGAACCAGATCGGAACGATCCTCTACTCGGTCGGTGACCCGCAGAACCCGGAGACGTCGATCGACTCCCTGATGGTTCAGGGCGCGCTGATCTACGTCATCGAGCGGCTCGGCCCGGACAACGAGGACCCGTTCGTGGTGGGCGACAAGGTGATCACCCACTACCTGCGGCTCGGCGTGCCCTACGTCATCCGTGACACGGGCGGCGACAACGGCGAGTTCCACATGGGCGTCGAGGCGACCTACGTGAACGGCGGCCCGGTCAAGGGCGTCGTCGCCGCCTGATCCCTCCCCTGAGCGTCGCGCCGCCGTTCGCCGGGAGCGGCGGCGCGACTTCATCCCGGCTTCCCGGCGAGGAGTAGCAGTGGCACACGTAATCTTCCGCGTCGGCAGCGCGGTGACGGACGACCCGACGGGCGAGATGAACGCTCAGATCATCGTCGACGGCGTCGACATCACCCAGCACTGCCTCGTCGACGGCTTCCAGATCGGCAACACCGGCGATGGTCCTCACGACGAGTGGTACGTGCAGGTCCGGTTCGGCATCGAGTCACTCGACGTCGAGCTCCCGAACGCCGTCCTACGCGCACTGCGCGACCAGGCCGAGATGAAGGGAGCGGACCAGTGACCACCTCCCCGATCAACGGCGACGAGCTACTGGCGCGCGTCAAGCCGGTCCTGAAGGAGCAGCGGGTCCAGATCTGCCTGCGCCCGGACCTCATGCAGCAGCACGAGAACCTCGAGGAAGAGCTCCGCACCGGCGCTGCGATGGGCGGAAACCGTCTCAACCCGTCGGGCAAGACCGGCCCGCGGACGACGGCCGAGGCCATCCAGGCGCTCGAGGAGGAGATCGAGGCTGCCTCCGTCTGGTTCACGTTCCGCGCGCTCCCGAAGGACGAGTTCCGCGCCATGACGACGGCGTACCCGCCGCGTCCAGAGGTGCCGTTGGACCTCTACTGGGGATACAACCAGGCGGAGATGGCCGAGGCACTCGTGCGCAAGTGCCTCATCGACCCCGTGTTCTCCGAGGAGGGATGGGCGTCCTTCGTCGCCACGTGTGCACCCGGCGAGTGGGCGGAGCTTCGTGACGCGGTGATGGAGGCGAACGGTGGGTCGTTCACGCCCCCAAAATCGCTACTGGCGTCGCAAGTTCTCAACAGGAAATCCAGCGACTAAAGGTCGCCCGGGACTGGGGACTCACCCCGTCTGAGCTTGAGGGTCGTCCCGTCGTCGAGGTGCACGAGCACTACGCCGCCGACGGGACGACCCGCACCGGGGTCACGGTCGTGACCCGGGAACCGCGGGTCACCGAGGACGACCGAGCGCTGATCTTCGGGCTTGAGACGCACGAGTCCGGCACATGCCCGTGCGGGTGTGGGCAGCCGCTCGAGGAGGCGCGCGACCCGAAGCGGGCCTTCGAGATCGCCACGTGGAAGTGCGGCGCGCAGCGCGCGATCGAGCTGACGAAAGCCAAGGACGCCGAGCAGGCCAAGAAGACGAACCGGCCGGACGGCTGGGACGCGGGCCTCCACTACTACGTCGCGAAGTCATGGCAGATCGACGAGAAGAATCGAGGGTAGGTCGTGGCCGCTGAGCGCACCGTTCTCGTCCGGCTGAAGGCCGACCCGTCGGGGTTCGTCAAGGGTGTCGAGCAGGCCAAGATGGCTGCCCGGTCTCTGGCGAACGAGATCGACACGACCAACGACCGGACGACGTGGCTCGCTCAGGGCATCCAGGCGATCATCCCGACACTGCCGGCACTCGGCGCGGCCGCTGTGCCGGTGCTGTCGGGTATCGCGACGCAGGCGACGTTCGCGGTCGCGGCGGTGGGCACGCTCGGGCTCGCGTTCGTCGGCATCGGTGACGCGCTCGACTCGGTCAACAAGTACCAGCTCGAGCCGACGGCCGAGAACCTGAAGAAGATGCAGGAGCAGCTCGGGAAGATCGGTCCCGAGGGCGCCAGCTTCGTCATGTTCCTTGACCAAGTCGGCAGCCAGTTGTCGGTGCTGCAGCGCGACGCCCGGGGCGGGATGTTCCCCGGGATGGAGCGGGGCATCGAGGAGGTGCTGACGCGTCTCCCGGAGCTCCGGGAGATCGTCCAGGAGACCGCGAGCGCGATCGGCCAGCTCTCGGCGGAGGCGGGCCAGGGTCTCGGGTCGTCCGAGTTCGACGACTTCTTCGAGTTCCTGCGCACCGACGCAAGGCCGATCTTGCTCGACATGGGCCGCACCGTCGGCAATCTCGTCGAGGGCTTCGCGAACCTCCTCGTCGCGTTCCGGCCGCTGTCCGAAGGCTTCTCACACGGGTTCCTCGAGATGTCCCGCTCGTTCGAGCAGTGGACTGAGGGGCTGCAGGGGTCGGAGGGCTTCAACGAGTTCCTCGCCTACGTGCAGCACGCCGGCCCGATGGTGCGCGAGCTCCTCGGGGCGATGGCTGAGGCGCTGATCCAGTTCACGCAGGCGGCCGCGCCGGTCGGCGACCTCATCATCCCGGTCCTCACAACGTTGCTCGAGGCGTTCGCGGCGATCGCCGACACCCCGATCGGTTCGTTCGTCGTCCTGACGACTGCGCTGACCTCGATGTTCGGTCGCCTTGTCGCGCTCGGTGAGCTCGCGTCGGGTGGTGTGTTCGGGAAGGCGACCGCCAGCTTCCGCACGTCGCTGAAGACGACGAGCACCGGGGTGCTCGGCCTCGCGGGCGACCTGCGGGTGCTGTCGACGACGGCGATGACCGCGGGCGCACGCACGGAGCGCGAGATGCTGCGCGTGCAGGAGGCATCGAAGCGGGTCGGCGAGACGACGAAGGGGCTCGCCCGGGCTGCTGCCCCGGTCGCCGGCCTCGGTATCGCGATGACCGGTGTCGCCGACCAGTTCGGATTCGCGAACACCGCGAGCATGGCGCTGATGGGCACGATGGCCGGCCCGTGGGGTGCGGCGATGGGTGGCGCCGTCGGCCTCCTGTTGGACTTCCAGTCGAAGCAGCGCGAGTCGGCCGCGGCGGTGCAGGCACTCACGGCAACGTTCGATGCGCAGACGGGCGCGATCACCGACAACACCCGCGCGATGGTCGTGCAGTCGCTCGAGCAGGACGGCATCCTCAAGACCGCGCAGAATCTCGGCGTCGGACTCGACACCGTCACGGACGCGATCCTCGGCAACGCCGACGCACGTCACCAGCTGGCGATGGCCTACGTCGAGAACTTCAACGCGGCCGCGAACCTCGGCGACGAGGACGCCAGCAGCAAGACGCAGGACTGGGAGAGGCTCAACGACGCGATCAACGCGACGTCGGGCGACGTCGGCGAGGCGGGGGAAGCGGCGAGGCGTCAGAGCGCCGCGATGGGCGAGGCGGGCCAGGCGACGCGGGAGTATGGCCGGTCCGCGCTGGACGCGTCGGAGCAGGCAGCGAGGCTCGAGGAGAGCCTGCGGCAGCAGCGCCAGTCGGCCCGGCAGACGGCGCAGTCGTTCCTCGCGTTCGGCGACTCGCTCAACGACAGCAAGGTCAGCCTGCGCCAGTGGATTCAGGACATGGCCGACCAGGCGGACGCGCTGAGGAACTTCACGACGAACGCTCAGACTGCGGCACGCCGGGGTCTCCGCGAGGGGCTCATCAAGGAGCTCGAGGCGGCGGGCCCGGCCGGTGCCATGCGGATGAAGCAGCTCGCGAACGCGACGGACGAGGAGATCCGGAAGGCGAACGCTGCGTGGGCGAAGGGCCGTGCGGCGCTCCGGGCGTACATCGCGATGAAGGTTCCGCCCAAGGTCATCGCGGTCAACAACAAGCAGGGCCTCGAGGCGATCGCTGCCATCAAGGAGCAGATGGCGGGCATCCGCGACAAGAGCGTGCGGCTCAACTTCTACGTCAACCAGGTGAACGTCGGGAACAGGCGTAGCCAGGCGGGCGGGATTGACGGCGACCCGACCACTCCCCGAGATGTCGGTGGCTGGACCGGCCCGGGCGGAAAGTACGACGTCGCCGGCGTCGTCCACCGCGACGAGGTCGTGATTCCGAAGGAGATCGTCCACCGCGACGCCCGGTTCCTCAAGCAGCGGTACGGGTTCCTGCCGGGCATGTCGGACCTGCCGGGCTACGCGAGCGGCGGCCGTGTTGGCGTCACGCGCATCGAGCGGGCGACTGACGATGACCCGGCCACCGTCGCCTACATCGAGCGGGTCGCGGGGAAGTATTTCGTCGAACTCCTCAGCGGTGCCGCGTTCATGGTCACGCGCGAGGCGCTGAAGGACTTCAAGGGGTGGAAGCCGGCGCTCGCCAAGATGCAGCAGAACGAGGCCATCAATGCGGCCGCGGCCTACGGCATCGACGTCGACCGAAACGACAAGGTGAAGCGTGGCCTCGCCCTGTTCACGAAGGCGTTGGACAAGGCGAAGGAAGCGGCCGACGCGGAGGCAGACGCGCGGAGGAATGTCACGTCGTCGATCACCGGGCAACTCACCGGGGACCTGTTCGGGGACGACGGCGCCGGAGCGTTCTCGTCGAACTACCTCACCGGGTCGGCAGGGTCGGCGATCGAGCGACTGCAGGAGCAGATCGCCCGGGCGAACCGGTACACCCAGCTTGAGACGTCTCTGCATGGGCGGGGGCTGACGGGGCCGGCACTTCAGGCGCTCATCAGCGAGGGCGGGTACGACGCACTCGACGCGTTCTCGGGGGCATCGAACGCGCAACTTCGGACCTTCCAGCAGCTCTTCAACCAGCGGACGGCCGCTGTGTCGACGGCCGCGAACACGGGCGCGAACGTCCTCGGGATCACCGCCTCGCAGGACAGGACGACGGCGCAGATCCGGGTGCTCACGGCGACGGTGCGGGCGCTGCAGAGGCAGCTTGACCGGCAGCACAAGGACGGCAAGAAGGACCGCCGGAAGAACGCTCAGACCACCGGCGAGGTGATCGTCAAGGCGCACGACCAGGCGGCCAAGCGGGGCCATAGGAGGCGGCATCACCGATGACGATCATCTACCCCGAGGACGGGCTCCCGGTCGGTGCCGTCGCGTTGCAGCAGCCGTCTCTGCTCCTCAGCAACCTGAACCTGATGATGCACGACATCGACCCGACGATCGGGGCGATGGTCTATGCGCTCGGCGACGACATGGGGTTCGGCGACCCCGAGGCCGTGATCGCGGCGATCCAGTCACAGCTGCAGGACGGGGACCTCGAGCGGGTCGACCGGTACGGGAACCGTGAGGCGCTGATCCCGCTCGCGATCGAGGCGCCAGACGCTGACGACATCGGTGACGCGCTCGCCCGGATGGCGGCGGAGCTGGATGCGGCGTGCCGGTTCGATGGCTGGACGGAGCTCGCGTACACGCCGCCGCTCGCCGGTGCGGCCACGTCGGTGTACGAGGTGACGTCGGCGACGATCGCGACCACGTTCGACGACCTCGAGGAGATGGAGCAGGGGTGCCGTTACGTCACCCTGTCGATCCACGCGCGGCCGTTCCCCCGGACGGTGGACCCGATCACGATCGACGCGCCCGCGGCGGTCGGATCGAACACCACGACCGTCGATTCGGGTGGTTCAACGACCGGGTGGTCGATGCTGTCGACCGCACCGGCCGCGCTCAAGAACCTCGTCCCGAACCCGTCATTCGAGGTGAACACGACCGGATGGACCGCTGGGTCCGGCTCGGAGAGCCTCAGTCGGCACGCATACGTGGGTGGCGAGGGCATCACCGGGGCCGGGTCGTTCAAGAGCATCGTGATCCCGGTCTTCGGGGCCGTCACCTGCTACGAGAACGGTCCGACCTTCGCTGTTGCGGCGGACACCAGCTACGCCCTTAGCGTCTACATCGCTGCGAACCCGACGTCCAGCGTCGACGGCTCCGTCACCCAGATCGGGCTCATGTACCGCTGGTACAACTCAAGCGGCACGCAGATCGGCGGGGACCACACAGTCACGGCGACACCGCATTCGACCCCATATGCGTTCAAGCGGGTCTCCACGGTGGGCGTCTCGCCAGCGGGTGCCGCGACCGTGCGGATCTATCCGTTCGTCAAGCAAGACACCAGCCGTGGGGCGACATCGTTCGAGACCGACGCCGCGATGGTCTCGCCCGCCACTGCTGTCGGCGCATACTTCGACGGCAACACCCCCGACACCGCGGCGATCACCTACTCGTGGGATGGCACGACCAACAACTCTGCGTCGACCGGAACCTGGACGGCACCGTCGCTGGCCGTGGTCGCGGGTGCGGTCAAGGGCACGGTCTACGGGCGTGCGTCCGCGTCGATCCGTCGCAACAGCACTGGAATCACGGGCGTTGAGATGGCGACGCTGCCCTACATCCGCATCAAGGGCACTGCCTCGGCCTACTCGGACGGACAGGTCACGGTGGCCGACGACGGCGGCGCTTCTCTTGCGACTACGTCGTACTCGTACAACTCGACGACCGGGGCGTTCGAGATCCTCATCAACCGGGCCTCTGGCTTCACGAACCTCGATGTCACGTTCGCGCGCACTGGTGGCACCGTCTCGACCACCGATGGCGTGTTCGTCGCCGTCGACCAGATCGACATCACCGACAACCCGTTCGCGACGGGCAAGACCCAGACGCGGCAGGTCGCGGTCTACGGGTCACAGCGCACCGAGCTCAGCCTGTCGATTCTCGGCCTCGACGCCGCAGGAACGACGCCGGTCGGCCTCGGGGATCAGGTGCTCGTGCACACGGCCGCGGCCGGCGATGACGGGCGCGCCAAGTTCCTCGCCTGCCGTGCTGCTGCCGGACTCGCTGGCACCTCGGACACGGGCGCAGTCTCCGGCGCCTACAACACGCTCTCCACGACGGCGAGCCCGACGAGCTTCACGTTCTCGGCGTCGACCCTGCTCACGGGAAACTACATGGCCTACGCGCGGGTGCGGTGCGGCACGGTCGGGGCGACGGAGCTGTCGTTCCGGGCGTTCGTGGATCCGACGGTCGGCGACAACGTCTACGACCCGGTCGGCGGCGCGTGGAAGACGGTCCCGCTCACGGTGGTCGGTACCCCGTCTGTCGCCCAGTGGCCGCAGTTGTTCCAGAGCACGTGGGTGCTGGTCCCGCTCGGGATGCTGCGTCTGCCGCCGGCGGATGTTGAGGACGCGAGCGCGACGATCACCGTCCAGATCGCCCGAGCGTCGGTGTCGGTCGACGTCGATGACATCTTCCTGTGCAACACCGACGTCGGGCAGGCGTCGATCCTGCTGACCAACATCTCGTCGGGCTCGTACAGCGCGGTCCGGCTCGACGCCGCCACCGTCGACTCGCCCCAGGAGAAGGCGTGGTTCGGTGCCGCGAACGGGACCATGCTGACTGAGCCCGCCCGGTGGGCAGGCGGCGAGCAGCACACCGCTGGCCCCGGTCTGCTCCAGGTGTCCACGGTGACGCCGGGATGCGCGACGTCCCGGGTGTCGGCGCACTACTACCCGAGGTTCCACACCTACGTCGTCGACTCCCTCACGCTGGTGGCCTGATGCTCCCGCAGGTGTACGTGGGCGGGCGCGCGATCTCGCCTCTCGTGAACGTCAGCGAGCTCGTCCTCACGCACGCGTGGCCGACGACCGGTCTCGGGGGCCCGTTGGGTGCCGAGTGCTCGGTGCTGTTGAAGGCGTCGGAACGGCCGGGCTGGATCGAGCAGGGCGCGCTATCCGAGGTCCGACTCGGCGGTCTGCCGCTGGTCGCAGGCCACCTTGGGGAGCCGGACTGGATCGACGGCACGCTCACGATCGACGCAGCGTCGACGGAGGGCGATCAGGTCCCGTGTCTCGACAGTTCGGGGAAGACGTCGTCCACGCCGGACACGGTGTTCGACGCGCAGATCGCGAACGGTTCGCTCACGTGGTCGCGCCCGGCGTCGATCTCGACGACGGCTCTCGTGACCGGTGACACGACGGAAGAGCTCAACAACGTGACCGACATGATCGGCGCCTACCAGGACTCATCGGGTGCACGCCTGTACGTCGACGCTTGGCGCCGGATCATCAAGGGCTCTGACCCAACCGCGCCCGGTCTGTTCGTGCTCCCGGGTGCCGGCGAGTTGGCGTGGACCACCGAGACTCAGGCGACTCGGATCATCGGCCGGTGGGCCGATTCGAGCAACGGCGGCAAGCTGACGAACACGACGGTCATCGCTGCGACCGAGAAGAAGGTCGTCCCTCGTATCGTCGACATGCGCAGTCTCGGTCCGATCACGTCGGCCCGTGCGACTGCCGTCCTGAACGAGATCCTCGCGGAAGCGACGGCGGGCGGTTGGACGAACGGGCTCACGCTTTCCCCGGGCCACATCCTGAACGCGCCTCATCTTGGTTCCGTCGCGAACAGCGTCGGCCGGGGGTTGATGGTGCGCCTCCTGGGCCAGCGCGACACGCGCCCGGGGCGGATGCCGGTCGGCTACGTCGACTTCATCGTCGAACGGTCGGAGTGGCACGTTGCCGACGACCAGATCGTGTTGACCCCCCGGGGCATGGTTGCCCGCGACTTCGCGGCGATTCTCGCGGATGCCGGCGTTGAGGAGGCGGCATGACCTGGGGTGGCCGGCCCGCCTCAGTGGGGATGAACGCCGCGACCGGTCCTGCCGCATCGACGGATATCACGACGTCTGACGGCACTGTCTGCACGGTCAACGTCAACGTGGTCTCTGGGCTCTGGTACCGAATCAGCGGCTACTTCTTGGCTTCTCAGATCACCGCGACCGGCACACCGTTCGTCCGGCTGCGACTGACCGGCAGCAGCACCGGCACGATCGAGTACCGCTTCGACAATGCCGGAAACACGCTCTCCTATGCGGCGAGCGCGGTCGTCGTCGGAAGTATCTCGCTCCCTTGGCAAGCCACCGCGACCGAAACCATCGCCTTCACCCTCGTGGCTCGCACAAGCGCCGGGGCCCTCAGGTTCGCCGCGAACAGCGGGCAGTGCTGGCTTGAGCAGCTTTCGCCGCGAGCCTAACGGCGGTGCATCAGTGGCATGCGATTGGACCGGCCTGACCATGACACGACAGAGGGGGACCTGCCCGTGCCTGACCTGAACCCGATCGCGGCCGCGATCATCACACTCGGAGCCGTGTGCGGCGTCATCGCCGCGTTCCTCAAGTGGGTCCGTCCGAAGTGGCGGAATGCCCGCGCGAAGTGGATCAGGATGGTCGACTCGATCGCCGGCCGGGACGCGATCATCGACTCGATCACCGGCGAGGAGAAGGTGCCAGCGCTCCCGGGGATCGGGGTCCGCATGGCCGCCGTGGAACGGCACGGCGAGATGCTCGCGGTCGCGGTGCAGAAGCTTGTCGATCAGCAGGTCCACCAGGAGAAGATGGAACGCCGCGTCGACGAGATCGAGGGACGCGTCGAGAAGCTCGAGCTCGGCACCGCGGAGCGTGTCGTCACGAAGGTCGAGTCGATCGCCGCCTACCGGGCGATGGAGCAAGCACTGAACTCCGACCCGCCGCTCAATGGCGAGGTCGTCGACGAGGATCCCGTCGAGGACTGACCCGTGGAGGCCGGGTGGGCTGACGTTCGACCGAACGATCACGACCACCCCGGACTGTCCCGCGTCCTCCCCTGCACCCACTGCGATCACGACGAACACGTCACCGAGTGCGAGGCGCTCGTCGACGACGTGCGAAACGTCTACTGCCCGTGCCGCGGCGTACCCGTGCCCGGGATCTACCCGCTTCCCCAGCGCACCAGCCGCTTCCCGCGGACGTAGGTGCGACCGCTCCACCACTCCACACCCCCGGCAAGGAGATCCGTCATGCCCACTTCGCAGAACGGCTGGTCCGCCAGCCCCACCCTCAAGATTCGCCCGCTCGTCGTAGCTGGCGAGTCCTTCTCCCCCGGCATCCGCGATGACGACGACGTCTACACCGTGCTCAAGTACGTCGCCGAGCAGCTGCACGCCCGCGTCGAGCCGATCGTCCGCGCCGACTGGAACCAGGCCGACGACTGGGGCTTCTACTTCCGCGACAACAGGAACGACCCGACGTCGCTGAGCAACCACTCCTCGGCGACGGCGATCGACTACAACGCGACCCGGCACCCCAACGGCGTTGCGGTCACTCGGACGTGGACGCCCGAGCAGATCCGCGAGATCCACCAGATCCTCGCCGAAGTCGACCACGTCGTCCGTTGGGGCGGCGACTACCACGCCACCGCGACGAAGCCTGCCGGCTACGACTCGATGCACTTCGAGATCAACGCCGACCCGCAGGAGGTCGCCGTCGTGGCAGCGCGACTCCGGCGCCCGGCAAAGCGCAAGCGCCGCCAGGTGGTCGTGAACGCGCTCAACGCTCTCCGGCATCTGCGCAACTCGAGCCGCAAGCCGGGCCGAGCCAAGGCGCAGCGCGCGATCGAGCAGGTGAAGAAGGACTTCCCCGGGAGCACGAAGTGAGGATCGCCTCGGTCAGCCTCGAGTGGGGCATGAGTCCCGCTGAGTGCGAGCACGCCGGCGAGGTCATCCGGCGCAGGAAGATCGGCATCGCCGGTCTCACCGAGGTCCGCTCGCGGGTGATGCGCAAGGCGATCCGCCGCGGGCTCGGCGGCAGCTACGGCTGGAAGAACGGGGGCGAGAGCCCGCAGGCGTTCAACAGCAAGCGGTGGAAGATCGTCGAGACGAAGGTCGAGCTCGGCACCGACGGCGTCACCGGAATCACGCCGAACCTCGCGATCGTCACGGTCGTCTATCAGGACCGGCGCAACGTCCGGAAGCGGATCGCCGTCGTCTCGACGCACCTCGTGCCGCTGACGCTCCACGGTCGACCGCGTCCGGACATGGAGCTGCGCCGGCCGATGTGGGACGCGCACTGGGGCAAGCTCACCCGCATCGTCCGCACGCTGCACGAGCGTGGCCTGACGGTGTTCGTGATCGGCGACTTCAACGACCTCGCCGCCGGTGCGGGCAAGATCCGCGAGGTCCACCCGCAGGCGCGGTGGCTGGTGCGGTCCTCGCTCGACTGGATCTTCGTGGTGGAGGGCAGTGTCCGGGTCCGCAAGCTGGGCCCGGCGTTCTCGTTCTCCACTGGCTCGGACCACAAGGGTCGCGGCGTCAACGTCCTGTTGTCGGTGAAGCGATGAAGGCGCCCGAGGCTGCACTGCTGGTGGTGCCGTTCGTCGCGATCGGGGTGCTCGAGGCACGCGGCCTCCGGCAGCTGGACCGCGCGCCCGAGGACCGGGCGACGTACTCCGCCGGCGGCCGCACCCTGTTCCGCCTCCACACGCTGCCCGGCCGCCTCGTCTTCCTGGTCCTGATCGGCGGCGCTCTCAAGTGGTTCGTCCCCCACATGTTCAGGGGCGCCAGTGAACGGATCGCCAACGCCGCCGCCGCCCTACTCGACATCGACGCCGACCGACCCACCTTCGACACTGAGGAGAACTAGCAATGTCCGTCGTCCCCGCTGACACCCAGCTCGCTGCGAAGCGCGGCTTCGTGCGCACCACCGCCCAGGCATACGCCGCCACCCTCACCACCGGCATCTCGGCCACTGCGGTGACCAGCGTCGTCGCTGGCGAGGTGCAGCTCGTCCCGACGCTCATCACCGTCGGCGTCTCCCTCGTCTCGCCGCTGCTCGCCGGAGCCGCGTCCTACCTCTCGATCGTCTCGAAGGGAATCCCCGACGAGTACGCCGCCGCCGAGGAGGTCTGACCATGAGCCTGCTCGACAAGTGCGTCACCAAGGCTGACGACGGCACGTGGACGTTCCAGTGCCCCGGGGTCAAGGGCGACCGCTGTGCTCCGATCGACGGCGATGCGCCCGGGTGGCGGTCGTCCGGGTGGCCGACGAAGAAGCTCGCGCTCGCACGTGGTCGCGAGCACTTCGACGAGCACCGCGGCTTGGGCGCGGCCTCGTCGCTTGAGGAGTTCCGGGCCAAGCACGGTCTCGTCGTCGATGACCAGACCGGTGCCGTCACTCTCGCAGACTTGGAGGACTGACCCATGACCGCGATCACCAGTGCCGAGCTCCAGTGGAAGTACAGCGTCGCGGCCGCAGCCGGCGACACGACCGCGGGCACCGCGGCCGGTTCGCTGGGCGACCAGATCTCGACCACACAGATCCCGGACGCCACCCTCAACGCGATCTTCGACGACATCTCCGGTGCCGAGAACGCCGCGAGCGCCGTCGACTACCGCTGCCCGTTCATCCACAACACGAACGGTGCGAACGCGCTTGAGAACGCGGTCGCGTACATCTCCTCGGAGGTGGCGGGCGGCGCGTCTATCTCCATCGGTGCCGACCCAACGCCGGCATCGGCGGTCGGATCCGGTGCTGCGCAGGCGCTCAGCATCGCCGACGAGACGACGGCCCCGGCCGGCGTGACGTTCTCCGCGCCGACCACGGCTGGTGCGGGCATCTCGCTCGGCAACATCCCGGCAGGTCAGTGCAAGCCGTTCTGGGTCCGCCGGTCCGCCGCCAACACGTCGGCGCTGACGGGTGACGGCGTCACCCTCGCGATCGCCGGCGACACCGGTAGCGCCTGATGGCCGACGGCCGCTGACCGCACGGCGCGAGAGGAGTAAGGAATGGGCGTCGCCGAACGGTCGTCGACCCCGCTTGCGGGCGAGGTCGCTGAGAGTGCCGTCTTCACGGTCCCCGCTGGCGCGACCAGCGGGGACCTGGCCGGAGTCGTCTTCTACATCGAGACGGACGCCCCGATCACCCCACCGGACTCTTCGTGGCATGAGGCCGAGGGGTCGCCGCTGACGCTCAACGAGAACTTCGGGTCGGGCTCCGGCCGCGAGCGGATCTTCTGGTCGGACGACCCCTCGCTCTCCGGAACGTGGGAGTTCTCGTGGACCGGTGCGGCATGGCGGTCGGGTGCCGCCGTGCTCTGGTCGGGCCACACCCCGGGCACCGGTTACCCGTTCGGCACGCACTCCATCTTCGAGGGGTCCACCACCTCCGCGTGGACGCAACCCGCAGTCGACGTCCCGGACACGGGCGATGGACTGGTCATCTTCGCCACCCAGAACACGAGCAAGGACATCACCTCGCCGGCACCGTTCACCGAGCGGCAGGACAACGACGAGGTCTACATCGCCACTGCGGATAACCAGGCCGCAGGCACGACCGGGACGAAGGGCTTCTCGTCGTCTGCGGGCGCCGACACGCATGCATGGATGGCGCCGGTCCTTCAGGTCGGCACCGGCGGCGGCACCACTCCGGTCGGCACCTCTCTGTCGACGACGTGGAACACCAAGGCGAAGGTGACGTCGTCTCGGTCGACGCTGTGGAACGTCGCGAGCGCGCTCATCCAAGTGACGAAGACGCTCGCGACGTCCTGGCGCACGCTCGCCCGGGTCACGCGGGCGCTCTCGACGACGTGGAACGTGGACGGCCCGCCGGCCAACCTCGAGTGGTTCACCGAGATCGGCGGCACCGACCCCGAGCTCGTCGCCTCGCTCGAGGACTGGGCGATCCTTCCCAACGCCGCCCGCAACCCGCAACCAGCCTCGGGCGGTACTTACCAGACGACCTACGACGCCTACTTCGCCCTCCGCGCCTCGCAGGGGTTCAACGCCGTCGAGACCGTCATGTTCAACTGCGTGGACTTCGACGGCGGTTTCAACGGCCCCGACGGTGACGGTGTCTTCCCGTGGAACACCAACAGCCTGTCGCCGCTGGACCCGCAGAACGCCGAGTGGTGGGATCGCCGCGACGCGTTCTTCGACTCGGCCGCAGCCCACGGGTTCCGGGTGTTCATCAACATCTCGTCGCAGTACCTCGACGCTGGCGAGTTCACGGCCTCGTGGTCGGTCGCCGAGTGGACGGCGTGGGGGGAACAGCTCGCGGCGAGGTACCCCGCGAGCACGCACCCGCACGTCTTCTGGATCGTCGGGGACGACTACTTCGGCACCACGGCGTTCGATGGTCTGAACGCGCTCTACAACGCACTCAACGCAGGCGGCGCGACACAGCCCAAGTCGATCCAGTGGGCTCAGGAGGCCACGTCCCGGCGCACGCTGGACACCGGCGACCCCATCGGCGAGGGCCTCCTCTGGCGGGACAATGCGGAGTACACCTGGCTCTACTCCTACAACGCCGTCTATGACGGAATCGAGAAGGCCGGGGTCGAGAACGAAACCCTCACTCCGATCCCCTACGGGTGGATGGACGGGCACTTCCTGAACTCCGCGACCACGGGCCTGACCTCCGAGCAGTTGATGCGCCGGATGATCTGGTGGGCGCTGTCTTCGGGCGCGAAGTCGTTCCAGGTCGGCAACAACTCGGTGTATCACTGGGACTCCACCTCCTATGCTGAGGCGTCGTCAAACCCGTTCTACAACGTCGCTGGCAACGCCATCGCGGCGTTCTTCCGGTCGCTCCCGAAGTGGTGGCTCCTCAAGGCCGACACCTCGAGCCAGTTGGTGACGGCCGGTCGCGGCACCCACATCGATCCGATCCCCTTCGGTGGTGCCGGCCCCTACTACAGCGACGACAGCAACGACTACGTCACAGCGTCGTTCATCCAGTCCGGTGCGGACGCGGGGAAGCTGGCCGTGATCTACATGAGCCACCCGTCGACCATCGACATCGACGAGTCGAAGATGGTCGCTGGCTACACCGCGACGTGGGTTGACCCGAACAGCGGCGCCGTCACGCCTGCGAGCCCGGGGCCGACGTACACCACGGTCGGGAAGCCGGCGAACTCTGACGGGCAGAACGACTGGGTGCTCGTGCTCGCCGAGCCGCCGGCCACCACCCCGGTCTCGACGTCCCGGTCGACCAGCTGGAACGTGCGCGCCACGGTCACCGCGACCAGGTCGACCCTGTGGGACACGCTGGCCCGCGTCACCAAGGCGACGAGCACGAGTTGGCGGACCCTGGCCCGAACCACGGCGACGCGTGCAACGTCATGGAACGTGTTCAAGCTCGGGCAGGTCGCCAGCTCCATCTCGACGTCGTGGCGGACTCTGCAGCGGGTCACCAAGGCCATCTCGACGACGTGGACCACCCGATCGGAGACGCTCATCCTGCCCCCGCCCGAGCGCACGTTCGTCGTCTACCCCGAGAACCGATTCGCCGATGCCCTGGAAGGGGACGTGATGCGCTCCTACGAGAAGGACCCGAGTGCCGAGCTCGACTACGGCGAGGACTGGTCGACGTGGCTGCAGGCCGGCGAGACGATCACCTCGAGCACATGGACGGTCGACGAGGGTCTGGTCAAGGGCGACGACACCGGCGTCGACGACGGCCGCACGATCGTGTGGCTCTCGGGCGGAACCCTCGACAGGATGTACGAGGCGACGAACCACATCACGACGAGCATGGGCCGCGAGGACGAGCGCACCATCAGGCTCATCATCCGCAACCGCTGACCCACCACTGATCTTGGTCGGGTGGAGCCCAGGACCGGGCGCCCGCAGCCAACCATCCAACCGCACACGCACCAAGGAGCAGTCATGGCTGTGAAGGCCAAGTTCTACGTCGCCGAGATCAACAAGTACGCCACCGCCGCCGGCACCGGCACCCACGGATTCGCCGAGCCTGTCCCCTACGGCCAGGTCACGCTGCGCGCCGTCACCCGGAAGAAGGGCGACAACGAGCAGTGGGCGTCCGCCACCCCGTCGGGCGAGTTCAAGATGACCGTCAACGGGCCCGCGTTCCCGTGGTTCGAGTCGATGCTCGGCAGGGATGTCCTCATCACGCTCGAGGAGTACCCGACCGAGGAGTAGCCCCATCTACGCGAGAGCGCCCCGCCACCTCCCCATGAGGTGGCGGGGCGCGTTCTGCATTTCGCAGCGCTCAGCGTCGATGGACCTTGACCGGTCGTGAGACGGCGCTCTTGGTGTGCCAGTCGGCGTGGCTGACGCACCGCACCGAGCCGCGGCGAGCTCTCTCCCACGGGATGACGGCGTGCACCCGTCCCCCCGAGTTCGCCCGGTACACCTTCGGCATCCAGTTCATCTTGCGGAGGGCGTGCCATCTGGGCTGTGTCTTGGTGCGCCACTCAATCCCGATCCGTGCACCTGCGGCTGCCTCTCCCGATCGGGTCGCTGTGCAGGTGACCGCCCACCGGTGAGCTCGGTGCGCCTTGGCCCGTGCGATCTTCACCGTCGCGGGGGCGAAGTAACGAGTGAGGGCCTGACGCGGGGTGCCGCTGTACGTGAAGACGTACTCCTTCATCGAGCGGAAGGGGTAGGTCCAACTGCAGTCGATGTCCTGATCGTCGACGCCACAGTCCCAGTAGCCGTGACCCGAGTCGACGACAACGGCGTTGTACGAGCGGCCGATGGTCAGAGCGTCCAGATCGCAGCTCGTGGGGAGGAGCAGGCAGCCGGTGACACGTCCGGACGAGTCGCTGATGTCGACCGTGTTCACCCGTGCGTCGTCATGACCGTCGCCGGGCCCGACTGCGTCGCTCGCGTCGAAGTGGGTTCCGTCGGGTGTCGGGCTGATTGTGACGGCTCCGGCCGGCGCCGCGAGCATCATCATCAGGACGGCCGCTACGGCGGCGATCACTCGGTTCATCGTTGCTACCCCTGCTCTCTGTGGTGGTGGTGTGAGGCCATGATGCATGTGTCTTTACTTTTCCGCCACACCGTTCGGCGGTCCGACTGCCCCTGTCATGACCTCAGGAGCCGTCTGGGGACCTTCTGATACCTCATACGGTACGTGATGAATGTGCACGTTTGCACCTATCCGCCCTAACGTCCCCTTACGTTCTGTTACGTGACACCATCAAACATGCGTCTGACCTGCAGTAACGCCATCCGCCCTCGTGGAGTAGCACGGATTCAAGTCCCGTCGCTCGCCCAGTGAAGATCCGGCCCCTGACCTCGAAAAAGAGGTCAGGGGCCGGTGTCGTTTCTAGACGGTTGCACATTGATTCGCACATACTGGCCCCATGAGCCATCCGGACTACCGCGAGGAGTGGCGGCCGTGAGCGAGTACAACCCAGACTTCGAGGTCGGCCTGTCCGGCTGGGGCGAGCACCCTGAGCCGACGCTCACGGAGTTCCTGCTGGCGCGCATCGCCGACGACGAGGCTTGGGTGACCGACCACTTCGCCGGAGTGACCCTTGGAATCCTGCCCCCCGGAGCTCCGCGCATCGTCCCGATCCCCGGGAGCATGGACCGCGTGCTGGCCGAGTGCGAGGCCAAGCGGCGGATCATCGAAGGAATCCCTGCTCCGATGGTCATCCACGGTGGCGTCGGTGCCCCCACCAGTGAGCCCGGCATCCTTCGCCTTCTCGCCCTGCCCTACGCCAACCATCCTGACTACCGCGCGGAGTGGCGACCGTGACCTGGCTTCCCTGGCCGATCCTCCTGTTCGGGGCTATGGCGATCGGCCTCGCCATCCTCGGAGCGATCATCTTCGCGATCCGAGACGCCTCCGTCGCGATCGGCCGCGGGCTCGCCCATCTGTGGCAGCACCTGCGGACCCACAGGAGAGGGTGATCGACTGATGGGTCGCAAGCTCGCCCCGAAGGCCGTCCCCTACGTCGGGGCCGGCGGCAAGGTCACGTCCTGGCGGGTGCGGCTCCGCGTCGACGGGAAACAGACGACCGAGTCGTTCCCCAACGAGGCCGCCGCCAACGTCTTCATCGCCCGGATGCTCGACCCCAACATCGGCCCCGAGAAGGCCGTCGCCATGCGTGCCCGCGAGGACGCCGCCAGCGACGACTACGTCCCCACGATCCGCGAGCTCCTCCCCCGATACATCGAGCAGATCACGGGCATCGAGGAAGCCACCCGCGAGGAGTACGTCCGCCTCGCCGAACGATCCTGGCTCCCCGCCATCGGGTCACTCCGAGTCGACGACCCCGACCTGCGCGACGACGTCGCCCGCCGCTGGCTCAACAAGGCCGACGGCGCACCGAAGACGATCAAGAACCAGAAGTCCGTCCTGCTCGGCGTCATGGACTACGCCGTCCAGCGCAAGCACATCCCCCTCAACCCGCTCACCCGGATGCGCGTCACCCGCTCCGGCGAGGAGGAGACCGAAGACCCGAAGTTCCTCACCCACGAGGAGTTCGACATCCTCTTCGCCGAGTTCACCGAGCGCGATCAACGGATGGTCACGTGGATGTTCGGCATGGGCACCCGGTTCGGAGAGACCACCGCCGTCCGGAAGCGCGACATCGACCTCAAGGCCGGGCAGTGGGCCGACGGCGTCTGGATCCCGACCCCGCGCGCCGCGATCATCCGTGCGTGGAAGAAAGCACCGAAGGGTGCGAGCCGCCGGATCGGTCAACCGAAGTCCCGAGCGTCGCGACGCATGGTCGTCATGCCGGCCGAGGTCGTCGACGTGGTCGAACCGATGCTCGCCGAGCTGGGCCCCGACGACTACCTGTTCCGGACCGCGACCGGGAAGGCGATGACGCACGCCAACTTCTTCAACCGGGCATGGAAGCCCGCGACGATGCGCGCGTCGATCTGCCCCGACCATCGGCCGGCGCGCTGCCGGTGCTTCGCCGGGAAGCCGTGGCTGTGCACCGTCCACACCGACCGTGACGAGCACGGCAACCGGATCATGCCGCCGCCGTGCGGATGCCCCGGCCGGTTGACGTTCCGGCCGAGAATCCACGACGCCCGCCACACCCACGCCTCGTGGCTGATCGCCCAGGGCGTCCGGCTGGAGGTGATCCAAGAGCGCCTCGGACACGAGGACTACCTCACCACCCGCAGGCTGTACGGACACCTGATGCCCGACGCCCAGCTGGCCGCGGCCGCGGCCGCGTCGCTCGCGTTCGGGAAGACGGCGCTCAACACCGAGCGGCCACCGAAGGAGCTCGGCTAGCCGTCATCGTTGAGCGGGTGCGTCCGGACGTAGCGCTCGAGTGCTCGCCGGACGACGTCGCTCACAGTCTCGCCCCGGTCTTTCGCGACGCGTTGCGCCGCCCACCACAGATCGTCCGGGACTCGGATGGCCCGGTTCGGGGTCGCGGGCTGATTCGGCATCTGCGGACGCTAAGCACGGGTGCATATGCACCCGTGGAAGCGGCTACTTCACGGCGGTGAGGTCGCGGCCGCCTTCGCGCTCGAACCGCCGGCCCTGATCGAACGCGACGAGCTCCCGCTTCCGGAGAGCGCAGAGGGTTCGGTTGGTCCACACGGTCGCACCCAGAATGGAGAGGACGATGCCGGTTTGACCGGTATGGGCCAGATGGAACGCCTCGAGCGCGACTAGGACGATCCCGCTGAGCCACACCGAGGAGATGAGCAGCGAGCTGACGCGGATCTTGATGTCCATTTGTGACTGTCGTCCCTTCACCCAAGAGCGCGCTCGACATCGGGGGCGGCCGAGCAAGGGCGACGCTACGACATAGGTCGACCTTGGTTACGGCGTGTCTCGAAGATCTGGCCGACAGATCTTGGGGCAATAGCCCGAACGGGCCATTCCCCGTAGCCCGGGCTAGCGGTTCTTGGTTAGGCGGTGAACCGCTCAGCCGCGCGCACGAGGTCGGAGACCTTTACGTCGAGGGCGGCGGCTAGAAGGAACGTCTCTTGGACCTGGCCGGCTGTGCCGCGCTCGATCTTCCCGACCTGTCGCTTTGAGACGGCGTAACCGGTGAGACCTGCGAGGTCGTCCTGCGTGAGACCCCGGCGCTTCCGCTCGGCGGCAATCTGTCGCCCGAGAGACTTGAGCAGCGCAGCGGTACGCGCTTCGGCGGCTTCGTTCGTAGGCATCATGTCGACCCTTTACTGACGTGCGGCGCCCGCTCTTTGAGCGCCTGACTGGGGGAGCTCTGTGCTCCTTCAGTGGTTAGGAGTTTCCACTATCCGGTCCTGATACGCCACATGTGGCTACCAGATTGGGTAGACGGGGCCAGATCGGGCCGTTAAAGTTCCTGATATGGCGCTTTCGACACCTAAAACGGCGGCTCGGGATCCACTTTCGGTGGCGATGGGACGAGCCGTCCGCGGCGCAGTCGCCCGGAAGGGATGGACGCTTGCCCAGACCGGCCAGAGCATCGGCATCGCCGAGCGGTCGATGACCCGCCGTGTCTCCGGTCTCCTCCCGTTTACCTGGCCCGAGCTCGTCCGCATCTCCGAAGCGCTCGACATCGAGCTCTCCGAGATCCTCGACGTCGCCGAGCGTGAAGCCGCGCAGATAGCGGCCTCCGCCGACGGTGACTCCGACCCCGGCTGCCAGGTCGCATGGACGTCGGTCGCCGACGACGGTGAGGTGGCGTGATGGCGGACCGGATCGCGAACCTGACGCCCGAGATGGCGCACCAGCTCCGCCCCGAGTTCGGCAGCGCCGACTGGTACCGCGTGCAGATGCGGTCCGGGAAACTCTGGGGCGCCAAGGTCGGAGGCCGCTGGTACACCGACGAGCAGGCCATCGACGAGATGGTCGAGAAGGCGCAGAACTTCAAGCGCAAGCGCCGCAACCGGGTGATGACGTGAACGCGTCGCCCACATCAGAGGTCGTTGCCCCCGAGCGTTATCGGGAGGCCGGGAGACTCCTCCCCCGGAAGCTGCGCGACGAGATCGCCCGCCGGTTCATGGCCGAGTTCCCCGGCATGAGCGGCGCGATGGCGGTCCGGTTCGCGAAGGCGATGCTCGCCGACGTCAAGGACGAGCGCGACGCTGAGCGGATGTGCCGCATGACCCGCGCCGAGCTGGCCCGCTTCATGGAGGCGGTGCCGCTCGACATCCGGAAGCCGCACGCGAAGCGGTGGGCCGGCGTCGGTGGCTCCGGGTCGTCGTGGCGGGTGACGTCGTGAACGGCTACGGAGTCGACCCGCTGGACGTGCTGGCGAGAACTACCGATCCCGCAGAGGCGGCTTGGGCTGTGCGCGAGTTGCGCGCTGCTGGATTCGCCGACCCTGAGGGCATCGCTGGCGACTTCGGTTGGGGGAGGAAGCGATGACCCGGCCGCTGCTGGACCACGACCAGATCCGTCTCTGTGCGTGGTGCTCCCGCCCGCTCGGCAACGTCCGCGACTTCATCAAGGGCCCCGGACTCATGCACCCCGACTGCGCGAAGGCGTACCGCCGCCGTTACCCCACTCCCGAGCGTGAGACCACGCTCCCCAAGCATCTGAGGTGAGACCGTGCACAGATTCGATGACGGACTGGTCGTGTTGGCGCTCCTCTGGGGCGCCTTCTTCGTTTCGGTCGTGATCCTCATGGTGCTCGAGGCGCGGAGGTCCCGATGAGCGAGCACACCGCCGAGAATGGGCTCCACGTCCTGGCGACCTACTGCGGGCGCGGACCGTGCTGGAAGGGCGCAGGGCACGAGGGTCCGTGCGAGCCTGGCAGCCGACTCGACCCCCGGCGCACCACGGTCAATCCCCCCGGGCAGACCGTCGAGATTGACCGCACCTGCGCTGAGCACGGCGATGCGCTGATCTGGGAACCCGGTGGGGACGACATGCCCACGATCTATGGGCGCTGGTACTGCCCGGCATGCCAGCAGGCGTTTCTGGCTGCGGTAGACGCGCTCCCTGACAGGTTCCCCATTCCCCCCGGTGCGGGGGACGGTTCGTGAGCGGCCGGCGGCAGGACTGGCCGCGGTTCTCACGCGCCGAGATCCGACACTTCGCCGAATGGCTCGACTCCGAAGGCTGGTCATACGAGGGAGTCGACGCGAACGGCCACACGATCTGGCGTCACCCGCAGGCGGCCGCGCAATACAAGCTCCCGTCCACGCCGAAGCACTTCAGCGTGAAGCTCGCCCGCGCCGACGTCTACCGGCTGCTCGGCCGGAAGATCACGGGGAAGCGGAAGAAGGGCCCGAAGCCGAAGCGGCAACGGCAGGACTTCGTGGTCCGGTCGGTGCGACGGCAGACGGAGGAGCGCACGCGGCCGAAGCCGATGCGTTACCCGGTCCGGTGCAAGTGGTGCGGGCACGTGCACGACGCCGCGCTCGTCAAGGTCGAGACCCGGTACAAGGACTGCTCGGCGTGGCGGTGCCCGGGATGCGACGTCCTCCTCGACGACCGCCCCGAGCGGTGGGGCGGCTCCGCGATCCCGGTGACGCCGGAGCCGACCCCGCCGCGCATCCCACGTGGGCCGAAGAAGCTGCCGTGGGAGGACCAGCCCGACGACTACGACCGCGGCATCGCCCAGATGATGCGGCAGGTCCCAGGAGGGAGGAAGCGATGAGCAGGTACTACGGATACGTCGTCTTCGACTTCATGGACGGAACCACGGACCGCGTCGGCGGCAACGACTTCGAGATCCTCAAGGACGGAACGGTGCTGCAGGTCTTCACCCGACGGCAGTACGGCGACGTCACCGACAGGCGGTGGTTCCCCCTGGCGAACATCAAGAGCTGGCGGTGGGACGACTGATGACCGCGACCGTCACCCAGCTGCGTGAGCAAGACCCGCGGATCAAGCCGGGCCAGTGCGGACACACCACCCATCTCGCCGGCCACGAGTTCGTGTGCATCTCGCAACCGCACCCGACCATCCCGCTCCCCCGCCACCCCGTCACCCGTGCCTACGTCCGGATGGCGCGACCGTGGGCGCGGCACCACGTGATGATCCCTCGCTACCCAGGCGGTGACCGATGAGCAAGACCGACCAGACCATCTTCGTCGACGACCCGAAGCGGCTCGGCAACTGCGTCGCGGCGTGCGTCGCCACGCTGCTCGACATCCCGCTCGCCGAGGTGCCGCATTTCGTCGAGTTCGGCATCGCCTACGGGGACAGCTCCGACGTGCACGACGTCTCGTCGGGAAACAACTGGTGGTCGATGCTGCTCGGCTTCATGGCGGCCAAGGGCTACTGGCCCGTCGCACTCGAGTCGGTGACCGACGGCGAGGACGACGAGATCCTGTTCGTCGCCGGCAAGAGTCCCCGTGGCGTCAGTCACCAGGTGCTCTACCGCGACGGTCGCCTGTGGCACGACCCGCACCCGTCACGGGACGGGGTGCTCGAGGTCGCCGAGGTGCTCGCGTGGCGACCGCTGCCGGGGTTCGACCACGCGCCGACACCGCGGGAGGACGGATGACGAAGACCACGCTGACGTTCAACGGCGTCGACCTCACCGCCGAAGTTCAGGTCGACATCACCCCGTACCTCGACATGGGTCGGCGGCCGGTCTCGGCGCTGCTGCTCGGCACCGGCCCTCTCGACGAGCCGGACCTCCTGTCCCTGATCGCCGACGAGCACACCCCTCTCGGGAAGCTCCGGATGGACGACTTCAAGGCGGCGTGCCGGGCAGACGCGGAGGCCCACGGCGGGTGGGTCCACCCGTCGCGGGTGTCGAAGCTGCTGCACGACCGGTTCGGCGAGATCGACCCGCGGTCGTTCTCCGCAAAGTGGGGACCCGCGTGCGGGCCCAAAGGATTCCTCGACAAGACGAAGACCCCCGCGCCGATCGACCCCACCCACTCCAAGGGCAACGGCAACAAAGACATCCGGCTGCGCCGCTGGCGCGGCTGGGACAACGACCACCCAATAGAGCGCGGCCCCGGCACCCAGTCGGACGCCGCCAACCATCCCGGCACAACGGCCGGTCCACCCAACCAGGGTGGGCCGGCCGTTCTGCTTCCCACCGAAAGAGAGAACGGATGACCGACACCGACGAGGACGACGCGTTCGTCCGGCCGTTCGCGGACTGGCTTCGCGAGCAGTCCGGCGGCAAGTCCCACGACGAGCTGAGCGAGGCGCTGCACGACCTCGTGGCGCGCGTCCGCGACACCGGCAAGGCCGGGTCGCTGCAGTTCACGATCAAGGTCGCGACGATGAAGGGCGACCACGACGTGCTCGTCCTCTCCGACGAGATCAAGCTCCGACTGCCGGAGCACGACCGCAAGGCGTCCCTGTTCTACGCCGACCAGCACGGCAACCTCTCGCGCACCGACCCGAACCAGTTGACGTTCGAGGGGCTGCGTGAGGTGCCCGGTGTCGGCACGGTCGACACCTCCACCGGAGAGCTCAAGGAGATCAAGGCGTGACCGACACTCAGCCCATCATCGACGCCGCCACCCGCGCCGCCGAGCCCAAGGTGCTCAACGACAGCGAGCGGTTCCACGTCGTCGTCTCCCCCACCGGTCAGGTCCATCTGTACGACCTGTTCGCCGAGGCGGAGAAGCACTCGACCGCCAACATCGCGCCGGCGCGGAAGACCGGCACGTACCAGGTGCACGACGCCTCATCGTTCGTCGCGTACATCGCGAAGCACGGCAACCCGGACACCGAGGTGTGGGCCGACACCGTCAACGCCAAGATCACCGGCGTCATCAACGCCCACATTGCCGGCGGCCCGAACAACGCACAGTTCGAGGACCACAAGGTCGCCTACAGCGTCCAGCTGACAGAGGCTTGGAAGGCGTGGGCGAGCCGCGACGGGAAGCTGGACAGCCAGTCCGACTTCGCTGAGCTCATCGAGGACCGGGCGCTCGACATCGTGCAGCCCGCGGCCGCGGACATGCTCGAGCTCGCGCAGACGTTCCAGGCGACCATCGGTGTCTCGTTCGAGTCGTCGAAGCGACTCTCCTCCGGTGAGCGTCAGCTCGCCTACCGGGAGCAGGTCGACGCGAAGGCCGGCCGCGCCGGGCAGATGGACATCCCCGAGACGTTCGTCCTCGGCGTCCGTCCGTTCGAGGGTGCCGACCCGTACAAGGTCACCGCCCGACTCCGGTACCGGATCACCGACGGCGTACTCCGCATCGGCTACAAGCTCGAGCGGCCGGAGGACGTCATGCGTGAGGCATTCCTCGGCGTCGTCGCGAAGGTCCAGACCGGCATCAGCGAGCTCGACCGGCTGAACTCGCCGATCTTCCTCGGGTCTCGCTGACCCACCACACCCCGACTGAAGCCCGGCCCCGCATCCCCCGCGGGGCCGGGCTTCTGGCATCTCCCAGAAAGAGACTCCCATGCCGTTCACACCCACCGACATTGCGGCGGTCGCGAAGAACGCGCGCGCCGCGCACGCCGTCATCGAGCACGCCGCGAACGTTGGCCTCCCGATGCCGCACACCGTCACCGTGCACGAAGGGGACGAGCCGACCTCGTTCCAGTTCGACTCCCTCGTCGAGCTCACTGAGTGGTCCCGCTGGACCGAGCAGCCGATCACCGAGCACGAGGGCCAGGCCGGCGCGATCCACCACTACGTGCATGCCACCGAGCTCGACCACGCGATCAAGTGCGTCGCGATCACCTGGCCGGGTGCGAAGTGATCTGGCTCGTCATCGTCCTCGCCGTCACGACCGTCGTGTTCGGCGCGGGCGCGTACTGGTGCGCCCGCGACCACGCGAAGCAGACCGCGCGGATCTGCGAGCTCGAGGCGAAGAACCGTCGGCTCACGACCACGTGGGTGTACCTCCACTGCGACCGCGCGATCGAACGCATGAAGCGCCGGACCGCAGAGGCCCGTCTCGTCCTGACCGAACGCACCCTCGACCGCGAGAACGAAACCTGCCGGGAGTTGTCTGTCGCCAACGACAGCCTCGCCGCCGAGGTCGCCGGCCGCGACCACACCCAGGTGGAGATGCGGCTCGCTGGCCGGATCCTTCCCGACCTCCGTGACGACCTCGAGCGGATGGTCTTCGACGACGGCGGACTGTCCCCGATCTTCGACCGGCTCCGCGATGAGACCTGGCCGCTGGTCGTCCTCCCCGGCGAGCTCCTCGCCGACAACACCACCGCGGCCCTCGAGGTCGCCCTCTTCCAGCAGACCGGAGGCATCCGATGAGCGACCGCTACCGCGCCACTCTCGCGGAGATCGCCGAACGCAACGGCAACGGGCCCCGCGTTCCCGGGACACCGCGGCCGAAGATCGACATCGAGTCCGCCGTCGGTCGGGCCGACATCCGCCGCGCGATCGGTGACGGAACCGCGAACGACTACACCAACCTCGCCGCCGCGCTCGGATGCGAACCCAACCACGACGCCGTCGTCGCCGAGCTCAACCACCTCGACGACCTCGGAGGCGGATCCCAATGAAGGCGGCATTCCTGATGGTGCTCGGCGTACTCATGGTCGCCGGCGCGTTCGCGATGTCCGTCTGGGGCCCGACGCTCACGGAAGGACAGAGCACCGTCCTCGTCCTGTTCGGGATCGCTGGCGCGCTGGCTTTCATCGGCGGGGTCGAGAACCTGTGACCGGACCGAAGCCGTGGACCAGCGGGTTCTGCGCGGTCGGTAACCCGCCCGACTCCCACGCCCGTTGCAACGGCGCCACCATCAACAGGGGCGAGCAACTCGACTGCGTCTGCGAGTGCCACTGGGAGGTCTTCGAGGCCGAGATCGTGGAGGACGACCCGGAGCCCCGCCGCGGCGTGCCCGGCTTCTATCCCGACATCGACGAGGAGCTCTACCACCGCGACCCGTCGTCGCTCTCCCACTCCGGCGCGAAGACTCTGCTCAAGGCACCGGCGCTGTTCCGGTGGGAGCAGAAGCACCCCGTCTACAAGAAGGTGTTCGACTTCGGCACCGCCGCACACAAGAAGGTGCTCGGTGTCGGAGCGGAGATCCGCGTCATCCCCAGCGACATCCTCGCCAGCAACGGCGCGACGTCGACGACGGAAGCGAAGGCGTTCATCGCGAAGGCCCGCGCCGAGGGCGCCGTCGCGCTGAAGGCTGGCGAGGCCAAGCAGATCGACAACATGGCGAACGAGCTCGCCAACCACTCGCTCGCGATGGAACTCTTCGCCGAGGGCGAGGCCGAGGTGTCGGCCTACGCACCCGACCCGGAGACCGGGATCATCCGCCGGTGCCGGTTCGACTGGCTCGCCCCCACGATCGCCGTCGACTACAAGACCGCCGAGTCCGCCGACCCCGCATGGTTCCGGCGGAAGGCCGCCGAGTTCGGCTATCACCAGCAGCACCCGTGGTACCTCGACCTCGCCGCCGACCTCGGGCACCCCGCCGAAGCGTTCGTGTTCATCGTCCAGATGAAGAACCCGCCGTACCTCGTGACCGCAGTCGAGCTCGTCCACTCCGCCGTCGCACGCGGCCGCGACCTCAACCGGCGGGCGCTCGACCTGTACCGCGAGTGCGTCGACACCGACACCTGGCCCGGCTTCGTGCCCGCCACCGAATTCGCACGCGTCGACATCCCCTCGTGGGCGTACTCAGACATCGAAGTGGAGATCTCAGAATGACCGGCAACGAACTCGCCACCACGACCAGCGGACACGGATCCGCGCTCATCCTCTCCGCCGACCAGGAGCGGTGGAACGAGCAGCAGATCGCCGCACTCCGCCAGCTCGGGCTGCAGGACGCGTCCCAGGGTGACCTTGACGTGTTCTTCCACGTCTCCCAGCGCACCGGACTGGACCCGTTCGCCCGGCAGATCCACATGATCGCCCGCAAGGTGAAGGTGTTCGACGGGCCGCAGGACAAGCAGGGCCACTACGAGACGAAGTGCACCATCCAGACCGGCATCGACGGCTACCGGGTCACCGCACACCGGGCCGCGAAGCGGGAAGGCGACACCCTCGAATACGAGGACACCGAGTGGTGTGGCGAAGACGGCGTGTGGCGCGACGTGTGGCTGTCACAGCGGCCGCCGGCGGCCGCCCGCGTCACGGTCCTGAAGAACGGCCACCCGTTCCCCGGTCTCGCGATCTTCGCCGAGTACGTGCAGACGAAGAACAACGGCGAACCGAACAGCATGTGGGCGAAGATGCCCGCCGGCCAGCTGGCGAAGTGCGCCGAGGCGCTCGCGCTCCGCAAGGCGTACCCGCAGGACTTCGCGAACCTCTACACCGACGAGGAGATGGGGCAGGCCGACAACGGCGCTCCCGCCCGCGCCGGTCGCACGACCGGTGCCGGTTCGGGTGGGCTCGCCGCGTCCCGTGCGCGTCGCCGCGCCGAGCAGGAGGAGCGCGCGGTTCTCGACCCCGGCAGCGACCTCGGTGTCGAACTGTTCAAGGCGCTCGACGCCGCCGGCGTCGCGCTCGAGGACCGGCTCTCGTACATCGCCGAAGTCGTCGGCCGCCCGATCAACGGCGGAGTCGACGTCACCCGCGGAGACGCCCGCAAGGTCATCGACCACATGCAGGGCGGGCCCAACTTCCCCACCGACGACGAGACGGTCGACGCCGAGCTCGTCCCCGACGACGACACCACCACCCCGGAGGGCTGAGCGATGACACACCACGACCTGAAGACCATCCCTGTCGCCTTCGAGGCGATCTGGCGCGACCGCAAGACGTTCGAGGTCCGACTGAACGATCGGCTCTACCAGGCCGGCGACACCGTCACGCTGCGGGAGTTCGACCTGAAGGCGCCGTGCACGTGCCTGAGCGAAGACAAGCGGTGCACGCGCGAATGTGCCCGCTACTCCGGCCGGACCGTCACCGCGGACGTCGGGTTCGTCATGAGCACCATGCCCGGGCGCGGCGGCCAGCGTGGGTTCAACGCCGGCGACTACGTCGTGTTCTCGCTCTGCAGCCCGCGGAAGGTCGACGCCCGGACCAAGTCAGTCGCGTCCCCGGTCGACGCGATCCACCGCGTCGCATCGGCAGGCTCGCTGTGAGCCGCGAAGGACGCCGCCGTTGGGGCGTCAACCAGCGGTTCGTCATCGGCAAGCAGGACAACCCCATGATGGAGCGCTGGCGCCTGCTCCAGACCCCCTGGTTTGGGGTCTACCTGCACTTCATCTACCGCGAGGACCTCGACCCCGTCCCGCACGATCATCCTTGGGCGTTCTGGCGGATCGTGCTCCGCGGGGGCTACCTCGAGCACTACTACGACGACCCGGCCCACGGCCGGTATCTGCTCCGCGCCCAGCGGCGCTGGGAGCTTGGCCGCTTCCCCACCGATCACGCCCATCGGATCGTGCTCGTGAAGCCGGACACCGTCTCGCTGGTCGTGGTCGGCCGGAAGCGCCGCGTCTGGGGTTTCTGGGGTCCGGCTGAGGATGTCCGGCCTAGGACGTGGGTCGACTACCGCGACGCACTCGGACTCCGACCCACGGAGGGTGTCCGATGAGCCGCGGGCCGGGAATCGATGCCCGGTTCCAGTCGATCTGCCCCCGCTGCGGACACGACATCACCCCCGGCCAGCGAGTCGTGCGCCGACGCGACACCTACATCCACGTCCACTGCGCGAGCGGAGCCGACGATGAGTGACGCACCCCTGAAGGAACTCCCACCCGAGCTCGTCAACGACGGACCCGAGGACGTCATCTACCTCCTCGACCTCCTCGCGAACAGCACCGGCGACGAGATCACCCTCTCCCGCGACGACGCACTCCGACTCGCGCAGTACGTCGCCGACCTGCGACTGCAGCGCGAGAACGCGATCCGCGGATGGCAACGCTGCCTCGCCGGCTGGCACCGAGCGCTCGAGGTCTCGACGTGAAGTGGCTGTGCAAGGGCTGCAAGCCGCGGCGTCTCCACGGGTTGATCCCGTGCCGCCTCTGCTGCGGGTTCCGCCGTGGGTAGCCGACTCGCCCGCTGGATCTGCGCGCGGGCCAGCCACCGACCCGGCGTCATCTGGCTCCCCACCCCACGGATCGTCTGTCTCCGCTGCAAGGAAGGAACACCCATGCCCAACTACGACGAGCTCAAGCTCGCACGCGTGATCGCAGGCGGACCCCGCCCCGGGCCCGGCAGTCGACTCCCCACCTACCTCGACCGAGCCCGCGCCCGCGCCGTCCTCGAGTCCGACTGGCTCCGCGACCACGTCCACGCGGCCGTCACGAAGTACGCGGAGCGGGAGCGACCGGTCATCAAGCTCGAAGGTGGCGTGGCGGACGTCATCGTCGAACTGGACCGGCTCGCCACCATCGGCAGCACCCCGAGCGGACTCATCAGCGACGAGGACCGGGAGTGGTTCGTGAGCCATCCGCTCTACGCCGACTGCGAACCGATCGAGATGAACCGCGCGATCCCGCACCTCATCGACTGGCTCAACGCGCGCATCCTCGAAGGGCGGGCAGGCGATGCCGCGGCCGCACACTGACCCGGCCGTCTGCCCGGAGTGCGCCAACGGGAAGCACCCCAACTGCACCGGATGGGCCATCGACGAGAAGACCGACGAGCTCGTCGACTGTCGCTGCGGGACCGAGCGCCATGCCTGACGCCTGCCCTATGGCCGACGACGCCGACTGGCGCGGCAAACCCCGCGTCTGCCCCCACTCACTCGTCGTCGCATCCGGCGGCGAGTGCGGCGACGAACGCGGCTGGGCCGAGATCTTCGAGCAGCGCCGAGACGAATGGAACGACCAGTGACCAGCTACATCATCGGCATCGACCCCTCGCTCACCGCGACCGGGATCGCCACCCCACACGAGACGTACACCATCCCCACCGACGCGAAGACCGAGGGACGGATGCACGTCATCTACGAGGCCGCACGCGTCGCCGCGACCCCGCGCGGCGGCTGTGACTACGCCGTGATCGAAGACCTCCCCACCCACGCCCACGGCGCAGGGCTCACCGGCATGGCCCAAGGCGTCATCCGCCTCGCCCTCTGGCACGCCGACGTCCCCTTCGCCACCGCCACCGCGGCCACGCTGAAGAAGTTCGCGACCGGATCCGGCACCGCATCCAAGGCCGACATGCGGATGGCGCTCTACAAGCGCACCGGGCTCGACCTCAAGGACGACAACGAGGTCGACGCCTACTGGCTCCGGCAGATCGGCCTCCACCTGCTCGACCACCCTGACCGCGTCGCACTCCCCAAGACCCACACCGACGCCCTCGCGAAAGTGAAAACCCCGTGACCAGCAACCCCGACGAGCGCGCCAACGACGTGCTCCCCCAGGCCGCCGCGCTCGTGTGCGCGGTCGCCGACGAAGACCGAGACGAGATCGCGCGCATCCTCGCCGACGTGTGCGACTGGCCGGCCCTCGCGGTCGTCCTCGCGGCGAACATCGACGACACGGTCCCGATCCGCGCCAGCTCACCCGAGAAGCGCCCCCTCGCAGACCGGATCATCGTCGCCGTCTCTCGCCTCTCGGGTGTGCCGGCGTTCCAGATCCGCTCCGACATGCGCGACCGTCACATCGCGTCCGCCCGCTCGGCGGCGATGTACGCCTGTCACTACGCGGGACTGTCCTACGCGGCGATCGGGCGAGCGTTCGAGCGGGACCACACGACCGCGATGTACGCCGTCGCCCGGGTCGGCGAGGACGCGAAGTTGCGGGAGCTCGCTACCGAGGCGGCCGCCGCGTGTGGGGTGACACGTCCGGCCGACGAGCCTGACCGGGACGAGCACCGCCGGCAGCCCCGTGAGGTGAAGTGCTCGGTCTGCGGGAACCGAACCCGTCGCGCCGTCGGCATGTGCACGACCTGCGAGAACGCCGCCGCCGCCGCCTGATGGCCGGTAATCCAGACGATCGGATCGTCGGCAAGAGCGGGTGCACCGTCGCCCAGGCGAAGGCGAGGTTCTCGACCGAGCACTACAACCCGATCCGGGCCAAGGCTGAGATGGAACACCTACGCCGCACCCTCGCGGGAGTCTGCCCTCCGAAGCCAGACCAGCGGCTCGACGGGACCGACTGGCGCTGCTCGACCTGCGAGGAGACCGGTCGGCGTGGCTACTGCGCCCGCGGCCGCTGCTACTGCGGCCACCCCGCGTGCCATGCCTACGACACGTGGATCGACCTCCGCCGACCGAACCAGACGACCGAGAGGAAGTGACCAATGCCGATCCGGATCCAGCGCCAGCGTTCCCGCGGTTGGCGTAAGCCGATCGACGCGATCGTCGTCACCCGCCCGTCCGTGTGGGGCAACCCCTTCCCCGTCGCGTCGGGTGCCGGCGAGTTGTTCCCCCGCGCAGACTCCGTCCGCATGTACCGCGAGCTCGTCCTCACGGGCGAGACGTGGTTTCACGACCACCGGTTCACCCGCCACGAGTCCGGGCCACTGCGCGTGCCCACGGTCGAGCAGATCCGGAACGCGCTCGCCGGCCGCGACCTCGTCTGCTGGTGCCCCCTCGACGTCGAGTGCCACGCCGACTTCCTACTTCAGACTGCCAACACCCAGGAGCTCCCATGAGCAACCGTCGTAAGCCCAAGCGTCAGATCCCTCTCCACCCGGGAGGTTCCCTCGTCACCATCCCCCGCGGCAACGAGCCGCGAAGGGGCGCACCGAAGATCGAGGTCGAGTGGTCCGACGCCCCGTTCGCGACGTACCCGCCGCACGTCATCGCGTGGATCGCGTCCCGTGCACATGAGGCCGGGCGGCTGAACGTGTGGGAGTGCGAGGAGTGCGGCGAGCGGGTCCTCTGCTACGACCGCCACCCGGGCACGACGCCGTTCATGGTGTCCCACCACACCCTCGGAAACCCCGACTGCCCGGGCACGTGCCGCTCCCACTTCTACTCCGGCGCGTCCGTCGAGCTGACGTACTTCCTGAAGGGCACACCCTCGCACGAGTGGTACCGGCCCTCCACGGACGAGCTCCGCACGTTGAAGCGGCACGTGCAGGACCACGTCATGCAGGGCGGCCTCCTCGTCCGCGAGGTCGCGGCCGGTTTGGAGTTCTCGTACTGATGGCCCGCATCCGCTCGATCAAGCCCGAGGCGCTGAAGTCGCTCACCCTCGCCTCGTGGCCGCGCGAGGTCCGGCTCGCATGGCACTACCTGTCGATGTACCTCGACGACGCCGGCCGCGGTGTCGACGAGGTCCGGCTCGTCATGGCCGAGTGCTTCCCGTGGGACCGCGACGTCACCGAGAAGAAGATGGCGAGCTGGCTCGACCTGATGGCGGCCACGCCGAAGCTGAAGCCCGAGGACGAGCCCGCGTTGTGCCGGTACGAGGTCGCTGGCGTGCGCTACTTCCACGCGCCGAAGTTCCGGCAGCACCAGAAGATCAACCGCCCGACGACCAGCAAGCTCCCTCCCTGCCCGACACATGAGCCCGACGGACTGTGGTGATGACGGAGGCACGCATGACTCACGAAGACTTCACGGAGGACTCACTGAGCCCTCACCTCCGGAACAAGGGAACAAGGGAACAAGGGAGTGAGGGAGAGGAGAACCGTGGTAACCCATCCATAAACCTGACCGTTACGCGCGCGACCGACGAGCCTGTGGATAACCGACCGGCCGCGCTGGCTGGCGTCATGGATGGGACTGACGTCGATGTCCCGCTGTTCAAGGTCAACGCACCCTGCACTCTCGTGCCGGCCGACCCCGTGAAGCGGTGGGCGTCCATCTCCCCGGATGGCGTCTACCGGTGGGTGCTCGGCCGCGAGTGGTCGAACAACGGCGACCACATGGCGACGTTCATCATGCTCAACCCGAGCACGGCAGACGGCGAGCTCGACGACCCGACCATCCGCCGGTGCATCGGCTTCGCGAAGGCGTGGGGCTGCGACGGTCTGCTCGTCGGCAACCTCTACGCGTACCGGGCGACGTACCCGCGGGATCTGTGGCGGGCGGAGGAGCCGACGGGTGGCGACCACAACGACGCCATGATCCAGGAGCTCATCCTCCGCGCCCGGGCACGGAAGGATCCGCTCGTGGCCGCGTGGGGCGCGCACGCGCGACCTGACCGTGTGCGCGAGGTGCTCGCTATGCGCGGCTCCGACTGGTTCACCGCGCTCGGCACGACGAAGGACGGCGCACCCCGGCACCCGCTGTACCTCCCGGCGTCGTCCGTCCGGCAGGCGTGGCCGTGACGGGGACGACGTTCACGAAGATCCACGACGGCCGGTCCTACGGCTACTCGATGACCGGACCGAAGTGGCGGTGCGACGTGTGCGGGAGGACTGGCTACGGCGACCCGAACGCGGATCGTGGACGGTGGCGGGCTCCGCACTGGTCGGACGGCTGCAAGCGCGGGCACTCGCCGTGTGAGTGGTGCGGTCGACAGACGGTGCTCCGCCTCGACGGGACACCGCGCGTGCACACCCGCTGCCCGAACCGGCCGGACGACGTCGAGCTCCTCCGCCGGCTCGCCGCCGACGTCCACACCGATGCCCGGCTCGCTGTCCGCGGGCCCGCGACCGACACTGCGGCCGCTCTCCTCGAGCGGCTCACTACCGACCTCCCAGGAGGAAATACCTGATGGCATCACGACAGATCCGAGTGACGATCAAGGCAGACGCGTCGCGGTTCGTCGCGGCGCTGCAGGTAGCGGCCAGAGCCGCCGAGAAGTTCGCTGCCCTGTTTGGACGCGTCGACAGGCACCACCGCCGCGAGTTCCCCCAGATCTCGCGGATGCACGCTGCCTACGACCGTCGCCGGCGCGCACGCAGGCGCCGGAGATGACCGCCTCAACGACATGGATCTGCCCCGTCTGCCTCGAGCGGTTCGAGATCCCCGTCCAGACCCGCACCATCCGACGTCCCGGCGCGGTCCCGATCATCGTCGTCACGAGCCACGCGACGGACTACGCCGACGTCGCCGCCCACCGATGGACCCACGAGCAGGAAGGAACACCTTGATGTCCGTCGCGCTGCGGCCACCGTTCACGTACTACGGGGGCAAGACGCGCATGGCAGATCAGATCGTCAGCCTGTTGCCCGAGCACTCGCACTATGTCGAGCCGTTCGCCGGCTCGCTCGCGGTGCTGCTCGCCAAGCCGCGGTCCGAGATGGAGACCGTCAATGACCTCGACGGCGACCTGATGACGTTCTGGCGCGTTCTTCGTGACTGCCCGCAGGACCTAGCGCGCGTCTGTGCTCTCACCCCGCACAGCCGGGCAGAGCATCAGGCGGCCTACGACCTCGAGGCCTCGAGCGACCTTGAACGGGCACGCCGCGTGTGGGTTCTACTCACTCAGGGCCGCGGTGGGACGCTCCGGAAGACGGGATGGAGGTTCTATCGCGACCCGGCCGGATCGACCTACTCGTTCCCGGAGTACCTCGAGGCATACGTCGACCGCATGGGGCCGGCCGCCGAGCGCCTGTCCCGCGTTTCCCTTGAATCTAGGTCGGGGGTAGAGGTCATTGCGGACTACGGGCGTCACCCGAACGTGTTGCTCTACGTCGACCCGCCCTACCTCGCTGCCGCCCGGAACAGCCTGAACTACCGACACGAGATGGGTGACGAGGCGAGGCATCGCGAGCTGGCCGGAGCGCTGCATGAATGCGGGGCCACCGTCGTGCTCTCGGGCTATCCATCGCCGCTGTACGACGAGCTTTACGTCGACTGGCACCGCGTCGACCTGGCGGCATGGACTGGGAACGGGATCCGCGGCGGCGCAACGAAGACTGCTGGCGACAGGACCGAGTGCCTGTGGTCGAACCGGCCGCTCGGTGAGCCGGATCTGTTCTCGATCGGAGGAGCTTGAGATGACCGTGACCCGTGAGCAAGCCGAAGCGCTCGCCGTGCTCACCGCAGCCGCGCGGCCACACCGTGCACCCCAGTGGGACGTCCCCGGCATCGTCACCGCGATCAAGAACGTCGCCCACCTCGACCTCGCCGAAGTGATGAAGGCGTGCGGACGCGCCGCGCAGATGCGTGACCTCCGGACGCCGGCCCCGATCGGCGACCTGCGGTCTACAGCGTGGCGGGAACGTCTCGTCGAGCTCGCCACCCCGACCCGCCCACGGATCTGCCCCGTGCACGGGACGCAATACACGACCGCGGTGTGCTCGTCGTGCCGGGCGGACGAGCTCGGCGAGGACCGTCCGCGGGAGTACGCCAGCGGCCAGCTCGCCGCCGAGGACGCGTCCGAGGTGGTCAACGACCTCCGCGACCGAGTCGCCAAGGCCAGAGGCGACGACCCGCCACCACGAACCGACACCACGACCGACCACGACCCCGCTCCCACGAGCGGGGTCGCTGCATTCCAGGAGGCATGACCATGTCCCACATCAACGACCAGCTCGCAACGGTCGACTTCTCCGGCGACCCACTCAGCGACGACGAGCTCCTCACCGACGTCATCGTGCTCGCCCGCGTCACCCGTCTCAGCGACGGACGACGCACCTTCCTGCAGGCGTTCAGCAACGACATCGACCCGGTCATCCACCTCGGTCTGCTCGAGTGCGGCCGCGAGGTGGCCGGCGAGACGCCGTGGACCTTCACCAACGACGGGGACGACGACTGATGGCGGCCGCAACCAAAGCGAAGACCCGCAGCTGCACCGGCTGCGGCCGGCCGATGACCGGCGGCCAGAACTCCACGAAGTGCGGCACCTGCACAAAGGCCGCCATCCACGCCGCCCGACAGGGACACGTCTACGTGCGCACACACGTGCACGTGGCCCCAGACGGGAGCAAGTCGATCGAGTCCGGCCCCCCGTGTCCCGGCGACAACCTCCCCGACCAGCACCCCGTCACCATCCGCCGGATCGACCCGAAGGACAGGAAGCACGAGTGAATGGCCGACCCACCGGCACCTGCCGGTACGACCGCGAGCGAGAGCTCTACCTGACGCCCGCCCACCTCCCGGCGTGCGTCAGCAACACCTGCCCCGGATGCCTACCGTGCACCCACGACGAGGACGGCCACCCGGTCCGGCACTGCACCGCCCGCGACCGCAGCAAGGACGACAAGAAAGTCGCCGCCTGCACCTCCCACCTCGCCACCGGTGAGGCCAAGACGTGCGCCCGCTGCATCGGGAAGGTCCGGTCCGACATGGTCGCGATCGAGAACGACGCCGCCCTCATGCCCGAGGAAGCGGAGTACGCCGGCGTCAACTCCGAGGCGATGGTGCTCGCCGGCCCGGCCGCACACCCGGGCTCGTTCGAGGCCCGCCGCAACTGGCTCGCCCTCCACGCCGACGAGGTCCCCGACCCCGACCCTCACCACCCCGCGGCCGTCCTCGGACGGTGGGAGCTCACCCTCCGCCGCCTGTACGGCCAGCGGTCCACCCTCGGGACCACGCTCGCCCGCTCGCGTGCGTACCTCGACGGGATCCTGACCCGGGCAGCCCAGGACCCCGACGTCGACTTCACCAAGATGGCCGCCGAGATCGCCGCCTGCCGCTCCCACATCGAAGGTGTCCGCCACGACTCGAGGGCACCCGAGCGCGGAGCAACCTGCTTCCTGTGCGACCTGCCCGCTCCCCGGCTCGTGCGCAGGTACGGGCACTGGTGCACCCGCGAGGACTGCGAAAGGCAGCATGACGACACCGGCGCGCGTGACACGTGGGTGTGCCCCCGGGATCCGTCGCACTGGTGGTCTGAGGCGGAGTACCGGCTCCGTGTGGGGTGGGACGCCCTCGACAACGCCGACCGGCTCACCGCCTCGCAGATGGCGGAGGTGCACGGCATCAACCCGGCCACGCTCCGCCAGTGGGTGAAGCGGGGGAAGGTCACCCAGCACGGCCGCGACAAGTCCGGCCGCGCCCTGTACGACGTCGACGAGGCGATCGCCGCCCGCGACGAGAACCCGAAACGAGAGAAGGCCAACGCATGAGATTCCGATACGCAGTGGTCTGCGGCTTCATCGGCGGATTCGCAGGAGCGATCATCGCCGCACTGGTGAACCGATGAGCACGCCGATCCAGCAACCGATCGTCAACGTGCCCGAGCTCGCAGCGATCGGCCGCTACTTCGGCCTCAGCCCCGACCAAGTCGCCGCCAGCAGCACGACCTACCGCACCTACTACCGCGGCCGCGACGGCTACATGGTGCACCTCGAGTCGATCGCCCCGCCCCGACTCGAGGACGGGTTACCGCCCGGCGGCCGAGTCGCTCGCGGCTACGACGTCATCGTCGTAACCGCGTGCACCGAGCGCGGGGAACCGCGTCGCGACGAGCTATCGGAGCCGAGGATCTACCAGCTTCAGGTGTTCCTGCCGCTCAACCTGCACGACGAGATCACGGGAGCGACCCCGGAGCTGCCACCTATCGACCTCAAGCGTGAGGCGGAACGGTGGATCGAGCGCGAGCGAGCGCGTCTCGCCCGCGCGGAACGGTGCTACCGGCTCATGCAGCGGGGACTCGACCGCCACATCGCCAGCGACCTCGCCCACTACGGGAAAGACGACGTGATCAACACGCTCGAGCAGGCCAACGACGAGCAGATCCGCGAGCTCAACCGCTACGGACACTTCCGCCGGCGATGGCTCACGAACGTCACGCCGATCGAAGAAACTGCTACCTAGCGCGCCGGGTGCCGATCTCGACGCCGTAGGCCACCACACCCACGAGCGCCGGCAACGCACCCAGGCCAACCAACGCGAGGCCGAGCGCGTGCGCAGACGCCTCGACCCACACCCCAACCGCGGCGACCAGCACGCCGACAAGGATCCACCCCAGCGGGGACGCGTCTGCAGGGTTCCACGTGGCCGACCGGCCCGAGCTCGTCTCAGTCATGCCGCGGACGATACGCGCGCCCCACCCGCCCGGGAATAGCCCAAAGCTGCCATCTAGCCGTTGTCGACATAGGCGCGGAGGTAGTGCCGGATCACCTGGCCGATGTCCAGGCCGTCCGCCTTCGCCCGGGCGACAGCTGCCTCCCACTCCGGATCACTGATCCGGAACGTGCGCGACCGCTTCACCTCGTCGGCCGGCTTCGGAGGGCGACCGATACGCGGGAGCTTGGTCTCGTCCGTCACGGCCATGAGGTGCACTCCGATCAACGCGTCAGTGTTCGTGAGCGACATGTGAAGCTCCCTTCTAGGATGCCATACCGGTGTCTCGTGTTGTGTTGCGGAAAGTGCTGTAGTGTGCGGATCGCGTGGGACCAGCCGGGTGTGGTGTCCGGCCCCCGCGAAGTAGCCCGGGCACGGGCATCCCAGGTCTACCCCGGGGATGCACCGGCCCGGGCCGCGCCGTTTCGTGAGGCTGCCATCTAGATCCCGGCCTCGCGCCGCACGTCGGCGTAAAAGTCCGTGTGCCCGCACGGATTCGACCACCCGTCACACTCAAGGCGCCGCGACCCGTCGTAGGAGATGGTCCGGTGCACCTCGCCCCGCGGACCACCACACCGCGGACACTCCCACAACAGAGTGACCCGCACCGATGCGCGCCCGTCGTGGTCCTGGCACGCCGGCACCTGGACCTCGCGGAACACGGGCGCCAGCTCGTCGGGCTGCCTACTAGCCGCGGACATCAGACGGCCGGCCGGTTCGTCTGCTCGAGGTGCCAGTCACCCATGCGCCTCGCCTCGCCGCGGTCCTCGTGCGGCCCCGACGACCACAGACACCGACACCGCACAACCCACCCCGTACCGACGTCCGGATCGGAGTAAGGCTCCGTCTCCGTCATGTGCAGACTCACCCCGCGGTGCTGCTTCGCCTCATCACGGGCGCGACCGTCACCAGCCGGCACCTCCGACCCGGACCACCCACACCCGCACGCCGCGCGGATGGTGGTCCCGTCCTCCGACACATCGACGTGTGTCCGGTGCTCGCTCATCGTTCGATCCTCTCTTCCGTGCGTTTCGTCAAGCTGCCATCTAGCGCGGACACCCGCCGCGCCCCTTCCATCGGCGCCACCCGCGGGCACTCACGCGCCCCCAGGACGGCCACCCCGAACGCGACCACCGCCAGCACCACCCACACGCCGGCGACCGTCGCGCCGACCTCGAGCGCGTTCACCATGCACCACCCACCGGCGGCGCGCCGCGGCGCTCGAGTTCCGCGAGGATCGCCGCCCGCGTCTCGAGATAGGTACTCATCGCGGCCGCCAGATAACCCGTCGGCACCTGTCGACGCCACCGCGCGGCCCCGTTGTCCGCCTGCGCTGCCCACCGCTGCAGCGTGTACGTCCTCGCCGCCCGGATCCGCGCATCCGCCGCGCTCACCGGACACCACCGGGCATGCCGAACCGGCGCGCCTGCCGCGCGAAACGCTCACCCGCCGGCGTGAACACGTACCGCGGCACGTCGGCCAGCTCCCGCGCTGCGTGCGCCTCGAGCGCACCTAGCGCAACGTCGATACCGTCACACTCGACCCCGTCGACAACCGCGGGGCCGAACGGTCCGAACGCGGCGCCGCATCGGCACCGCGACGTAACCGCCTGCGGGTCGTCCGTGTCGCCATCGTCCAACCGGTGCGCGTCCCGGGCAGGGTTGCGCACGATCGTCCCGCGATCCTCGAGCACCCGCCGTACCCGATACGCGGGCACGCGGCCAGCCGCGACATCCGCGACCCCGGCGAGCACCTCGCGAATCTGCGGCGCCAGCTCGGCCGCCTGCCTCTCGAGCTCGCGAACATCCGTGCTGTTCGTCATCGTCCTACCCCTGTCTCGTGTGGTGTGTGAGCCGATCGGCTCGAGCCGGCGCCCGCTCACGCGGACCGGGCGCGACTCGTTGGGATCGGATCCGAAAAGCTGCCTACTAGCCGGCCGCGTGGAACATGAACCGGCCGCACCCGCTGCACTGTGCGTAATCCGACAGGTCGAGAGACACGGGCCCGCACGACGTGCACGTCCGGCCGTCCATCACCCGCGCCATGTCGGAATAGACGGGCCCGTCCGGACCGTCATAGGCGACTCCGGAAACGCTCCGCCAGTGCGTGAGCTTGTATCCGTGACGCTCGAGCGCCGCGACCATCTCCGCCCGTGACCCGTTCCCCGTGACTGTCCACCCGTCGCCAGCCGCGCGCCAGCTTCCGTCGCCGTAGTGCGTCGCGTGCCCTATCACCGGTGCGGCCGCCTCGAGCGATGCCCGCACCTGCCCGCCGCGCGCCATCGCCCGCCGCTCCGCGGCCGTGGTACCGAACGTGTTCCCCGCCCGCCGGTCGAGTGCCCGCCGATCGTCCGCCGTGGCACCGATCCCGCCTGCCGCACGCTCCGCCGCGCGCCGCGCCTCCGGTGTATTCATAGCCCTACCCCTGTCTCGTGTGTCGTCTGTGGTGTGTGAAAGCTGCCTACTAGGCGCTGGCGAGGTCCCGCACGATGTCCGCGACCGCCTCGCCAGCCTTCGCCCGTCGCCACGCCTCGCCACGCGGCTCGAGTCCCGCGTCACGGAGCTCCGCCGCGATCCGCTTGTTGTCCGCCTTCGCGGCGAGCTTGGCCGCCTTCCCGGACTCACGCACCGCGACATCCTCCGCGCCCATAGCGACCGCCACGAGCGCATCCAACACGTGTGACGCCCGCTCGTATGCGACCGCGACCCGCTCCGGCGTGCGCGCCCACTCCACCGCGTACCGCGCGGAGCCGCGGGCCAGCTCGCCCTGTCCGAACGCGGTCAACAGACCGAACGCGACCGCCTCCGCCTCCGCCTCCATGTCGCCGCGGTGCTCACCCGCATACGGGCGGTCATCGTCGGCGCCGTGCAACAGTGCGTGCGCGATCTCGTGGGCCAGTGTCTCGACCGCGGCCCACTCCGTGAGACCACCGTGCACAGTGATCGCCCGCGCCGCGTGCACCGTGTGCCCAGACTCCGCCATCTCGCGCCCGGTCCGCTTCACCCGCCAACCCTGCCCACTAATCCACGCAGACAGACGATCGAACGCGTCACGCGCCGCGCCCGCGGGCAGCTCCGGCGCCACGAACGCGGCCGCGCCCGTCTCGCCCGCCTCATTGCGGACATCCTCCGGCAGATACGTCCGTTCCATCCGGAACACGGTCCGCTGAACCGCGCCGGCAGTGTCTTTGTCGCACCGCTCACCCGTGATCGGGTGCACCCACATCGGAATGGGGCGCGACCAGATCGATAGCGGGGCGCCGACGGGCGAGAATCCGCGCGACTTCCACACACCGCGCGGTGCGAGCTCGCCGCCGGCCGCATCGATCGCCGCGGCGAACGCGTCATCCTCAGTCATGCCGGACCGCTCGAAACGCGCCCACAGCTGGCAGACGATAAGCGCTTGATTCGTGGGTGAGTACGCAGGATGTCCGGCACGCACGCGGAGCGCTCGAGCTGCCATCGCCGCGGGCCATCCGGCCGGATTGGCAATGAAGGCGGCCGCCTGCTCCGCCAGCGCCGCGCGGGTCATCTCGTGGTCAACCGTGGTCGTGGTCGTGGTCGTCATCGTTCTACCCCTGTCTCGTGTGGTGTGGTGAAGCTGCCTACTAAGCGATTCGTGAGACTGCCGTCTAGGTGTCTCGCGCGCCGGCCGGAGTCCTCGAGCCATCCGGCCGCACGCGTGACCACTAGGCGCCGATACGGTCCGCCAGCGCTCGCCGCTGCCGCCCGGGCACCCGCTCGCCATTCCGGCGGAGCACCTCCGCCCGGACCTCCGCCGGCACGTGGCGACCGTCCGCAGTGCCCGCGCACCGTGCGTGGAATTGCGCCTGCCATCCGTGAGGTTCGTTCGTCACGCGCACGCCGCACGCCGCGCACGGCCGGCACGCGCCCGGACCCGCGATCATCGCCCGGCCCTCCGGTAGTCGCCGGCGAGCTCGTGCGCACCGCGGTGCGACAGGTACGCGACCCGCTCGCCCGGCAGCACCATGAACGAACGTCCGCGCCCGTTCCCCCGGTGACGCGCGTCCCACACGCACGGGCCCGCCGAATCCTCCGCGGCGCACGGCCGGACACCTCCGCGCACGCGGTACGCCGAACCGTCAGACACCTCGAGCCACGCGCGACCGTTCCCGTACCGCTCGAGGTACGTCACGCGGAGCCGCGCACCGTCCCGCGCGATCACGTCCGCCGGTTCTACCTGACGAACGCTCCCGCGCGGCGCCGGCGCGTGAGCCTCCGCCGCGGCCGCCGCCGGCACGAGATGCGACGCCGGCGACCATGCGAGCGACTGCGCGCCGATCGCTCCGCCTAGGACCGCGACCCACGACACCGCGGCCGCTACCAACATGCTCGAAACCCTCATCGTCCTACCCCTTGTCATGTGTGGTGTGGTGTGTGATCGTTCGCCGATCACGCGGCGCCCGGACACATTGCGCCCGGGCGCCACGCGTTAGGCGCCGATACCCTCGAGCTCGCCAGCTTTAGCGGCCGCCCACGATTCGGGCGTGATCGCGATACCCGCGGCGCGCATCCGCGCGGCGAGGTCACGGTTAGAGATGCGACGCGCCGCCCGCGTCATCCGCGGCATAGGCGCCGGCACAGTGTCCGGAACGGTCGCCGTAGGCGCCGCGGGAACGTCGACGGGCGCGAGGTTCGGCACACTGCAGATAGCTCGCCCGTCGGGCCCGTAAACCGTGACATCCGCGGCCGGCGCCGGCGCGTCACCCTCGAGCCTCGCCAGCACCTCCGCGCACGCGTCGCACGTCATCGTTCCGGGCGTGATCCGCACATCCGCCCAAGTCACGCGGTCCGCCATCACGCACAGCGGGCCCGTGGTCACACTTGCACCGATACGAACCTCCGCGCCATGATGCCGAACCTCCGGCGCCCACACATCCGCGGCCGGCACCTCCGCGGCCGGCACCTCCGCGGCCGGAACGTCGACAGGCGCCGGAGTCTCGACCACGGGCGCCACGGCAGGCTTGCCAGCTTTACGCGCGACAGGCTTACGCGTCGCCTTACCCGCGGCCGGCCGGCGCGTCACCTTTGCAGGCTTGAGCACCTCGAGCCGCGCGGCCGCCTCACTGTCCCCGAACACATCCGCCAGCTGCCGGAGTCGCTTGACCACGGCAGTCTCGCCCGCACGCACCGCGGCCGCCTCGCGTCGCTCGAGGTGCTCCGCGCGCCACTCCTCCGCGGCCGCGCGCACCATGCCTACGGCGACCTCGCGCGCCTTGTCGCTCCGCCAGTCTCCGCCCGTCCGATAGTCCGCAACGTCGACGGCCGGACCGCCGTGCTTCCGAACGTAGGCGGTACGGGAGCGGTCCGCCGCCCGCTCGTAAACGGACCGCTCCGCTTCCGTGAGCTCGTGACCCTGAATCGTGATCGTCATAGCTACCCCTGTGGTGTGGTGCGGCCGGCGCCGCGGTGTGTGGTGTGGTCCGATCATGACATACCCGCAACACGGAACGCAACACGGAAACGAAAAAAGTCACGAGCGCTCCGCGCCATCCCGCCAGCTCGCCGGCCGTCGCCAGCTGGCGCGCCCGAACGTAACGAGCTGGCACACACCACACCTCGCACACATCCGGCCGCCCACCGCGCCAACGTCGACGACACACCGCGCCGGCAGGGTGCGAGCGCACACGCACGCACGCACGCACGTAGGCGCACACGGACGCGCACACACGCACGCGCGCGACCGATAACCGAACGACCATTCGATCGCACACACGTTCGACTCGGACGCATACCCCCAGGGGGTACACCCCTCCCCCACCCCCAAAACCCCGACCGTAGTGGGCTGCGTCTTGCGGTCTGTACGGGTTCGGGGGTGGTGCCGGTGGTGGTACTTCTGTGACCTCATGTGGCACACTTCGTGTGAGGTGTCACGCTGGTGGCCTACTGGCGACCCCTCGATTGGGA